AACAGCGGCAACCGGAACAGCGGCGACTGGAACAGCGGCAACTGGAACAGCGGCGACTGGAACAGCGGCGACTGGAACAGCGGCAACCGGAACAGCGGCGACTGGAACGCTACATCCTTTTCCAATGGCTGCTTCAATACGGTATCGCCCAAAATCTATATGTTCAACAAGCCTACTGACTGGACGTTTGAGCAGTGGTTTAACTGCCGTGCCCGGCGTTTGCTGAACGAAATTGACGATTGCCCGCTTGAGTACGTCTATCTGTCTGATATGACCGATGAAGAAAAGGCGGCGCACCCTGAAGCTGAAACGACTGGCGGTTATCTGAGAAAACGCACCACAGCGGACAACGCCCGGAAGTGGTGGGCGGGGCTTAGTGCCTATGATCAAAACGTTATCCTCAGTTTGCCGAACTTCGACGCGGCGATTTTCAAAGAAATCACCGGGGTTGACGTAAGCAAAGACTGACACATCTCAAGAGCTGTGCTATCTGGTTATACGGGCGTTTGGAAAGATGAAACACTTGGGCGATATCACAAAGATTCACGGCGACCAGATAGAGCCTGTGGATTGCATCACGTTCGGTAGCCCATGTCAGGACTTGTCCATTGCTGGACGCAGGGCTGGACTTGCCGGAGAACGCTCCGGGCTATTCATAGAAGCGGTTCGAATCATAAAAGAAATGAGGTCAAGCACAAATGGACTGTATCCAACTTTCGCTGTTTGGGAAAACGTACCAGGAGCATTCAGTTCCAACGGAGGAGAAGATTTCAGAGCCGTGCTGGAAGAACTTGCCCGCATTGAACAGCCAGACGTTTCAATTCCTCGACCTTCGGGTAGGGGGGGCAGATGGAGCAAAGCTGGAGCAATCGCCGGAAATGGATGGAGCTTGGCTTGGAGACAGCTTGACGCTCAATACTGGGGAGTGCCCCAGAGAAGAAAACGTATCGCTCTTGTCGTGGATTTTGCAGGTCAACGCGCCGGAGAAATACTATTTGAGCGAACGAGCCTGTCAAGGCATCCTGATTCGCGCATCCCGGCGTGGAAAGAAATTGCCGGACTTACTGCAAACTGCCCTGCTGGAAATGATGGAGTGGTGGGAGCCGGGCGCGGCCGCAAAGGCGATGGAAATGCTGATTGCAGAAGAACAGAAACGGATAAGACGGGAGAAGCTGGCCGCTCTGAACGAGAGGAAAGAACGGATAAGAGAGAAAGCAGAGAAGCAGCTGCGTACTCTCTTAAAATCCGCTCTGGCTGTGCCGGGGGCGGAAAGGGCGCACTTGTGCAAACAGAAAAAGTCGGGACGCTATCGACACTCCAAGACCAGACGATTTTCCAGCTAGTGCAAGCCGGGGAGATAATCCCAATAAACACACAAATCGCTACAAGACACATCTCGATGGGAGAAAAAACAGGTCTTGGAGTTGGAAAGAATGGAGACCCGTCCTTTACTCTACAGGCACGGCATGAACACGGCGTGTGCTATTGCATTGCGGGAAACATTGTTGACAGAGCCGATACGGCAGTGGCGAACGGCTTGGGCGCAAAAGAAGAAGTGGGCTATACACTGAACACAATCGACCGTCATGCAGTTGCGTATTCCATAAATCCGTTGTCAAGTAACAGCATGAAATCGGCAAATCCGTACAGCGGGTTCAATGAAACAGGTGTAAGTAAAACGCTCGACTGCTCTGACGCAAACCCAACGAAGAATCAGGGAGGACTTGCCATCGTTCAGCCGATTCCGATTCAAGACAAAACAGGAACCCTTTCGCCCGGCGCTCACGCTGGAAGCTACAATGGACAGGATGCTTACAACGATATGCTGGTAAGGTGCAGAGTTTTTGACGCAAGAGGTAATGGAAATGGAAAGATAGTTCCGACCATTACGGGAGACCACGAAAGCAGAATCACAGACTACACGGCAATCGTAACAGAACCGGAAGATTGTTTGACACCGTGGGATAATCAAGCTCGGAGGATATATAGCGAGAACGGAACGTTTCCAGCGCTGGCTGCAAGAGAAAAAGCGGGGCAAAATCAGCAGTCCGTCCTAACGGAAACGGAAATTAGGTGGATAGTCCGCAGACTGACCCCAACGGAATGCGAACGTCTGCAAGGCTACCCGGACGGCTGGACAGATATCGGAGAGTGGGTAGACACAAAGGGTAAGAAGCACAAGCCGACGGACAGTCCGCGCTATAAAGCGCTTGGAAATTCCATTGCACTTCCTCAGTGGTTCTGGATTGCACAGAAGATGAAGCCTTATCTGAGCGAAAATTCCACGCTAGGCAGTCTGTTCGATGGTATAGGCGGCTTTCCGCTTGTTTGGCAAAAGACTTATGGAAACGGTACGGCACGATGGGCGAGCGAAGTTGATAGCTTCTGCATTGCCGTTACAAAAAGGAGATTTGGCGAAGAATGATTACCTGCTGCAAAGACTGCACATCACGCCACCAAGCCTACCACGACACTTGCGAGAAGTACAGGGCAGAGAAGAAAGACTTCGAGGAACGCAAGGCGTTCGTGTATGAGCTGAATCACAGCCAGAGCGTGTACCACCGTGATTATGAGGACAAGCACCGGGAACGTGGCAAGAAACGGTTTCTCGGAAGTGAATTTAGAGGTGAACGATAAATGGGAGCTTTCATTGCAAGACAACCTAATGGTCTGCTGTGCCGGTTTTCTTCGGTGGTCGATTGCATTACCGATTACAACATGACCGAAGATGAATACATCGAAATGTGTGCCGAAAAGGCACGAGAAGAAGCAAGAGATGTTCTTGACCACTATATGCAACCGTTTGAACTGGTGGACAAGCGATTCTACCCGAACAACATGACAGTGGAAGAACATAAGCGGATTATGAAGGAAATGGAAAAGCCCGCTGACAAAGCAACTCATATTCCGTGAATTTAGAGGTGAACGAGGATGAGCAAAAGAAAGTATAAGCCGGGCGGTTACATCATTTCACTTGATGACTTGATGAAGCAGGAGTTTGTTTACTGCGCCGGAAAACTTGTTCACAAAGGCTGGTTTGGTAGCTGGCAACTGCGCTATGCAAATAGCGAACTTGCTCGGCTGCGTATCAGAGAAGCCAAAAAAATCGAGGACAATGAATGAACACCGGCAAGCAGTTTGAAGCAGACTTTAAAGCATCCATCCCATCCGATGCGTGGTGCTACCGCCTGAAAGACAGTGCTGCCACTTACTACGGCGGCAACGACAACCTGTCCTTTTCCATCGACAACATCTGCGACTTCCTCGTGTACCGATACCCGATGAACCACCTGTTTGAACTGAAAACCATCGAAACGCCCTCTATCCCTCTTGAAAAGGTATTCGGCAAGTACGACAAGGCAAAGTGCAAATATCGCAAGGAAAAGCACATCACTGACATGGTGGATGCAATGGGGTACAGCGGTCAGACCGCTCATGTGATAGTCAATTACAGGGCGGTCAAACGTACCTTTGCAATACCTGCCAGCAAGGTTCTGGCGTTCCGTTACAACGAAAGCCGGAAGAGCATCCCTTGGCAGTGGGCAGAACAAGAGGGGATAGAGGTCAAAGCGAAAAGGCTGCGTGTTCATTGGCGGTATGACGTGGACGGGCTGCTAAAGAGATTGGAGAAAGAACATGAGCATGAAATGTGACCGCTGCGGAGAAGTGTTTAATCCTGAACCGCCCGATGAGATGGGGAGACATAACAGTGAGGGATTAGTATGTTTGAATTTGCAACCCGCTGGCTGGTCTGCCTAGTCCTGCTGGCGGTGGTAGTTCAGTCCGAACGGACAATCAAAGACATGACAGACAACCTGTTTGAAAAACGGCAAGCAATGCTTGCCTGGCTGTTCGTCAACGTGTGTCTGGCAGTTTGTACGGCTGTTATGATGGAGTGGAAGTAAAAATGGAGAACATCATTTTGAAAGCACTTTGCTTGCTACTTGTCGCACTGGTTATGATTTCTTCCTATATGACAACCAGAATTGATTGGCATGATGACGATTGGTTGATAATGGTATGTATTCTGGCAAGTATGGTGCTTTCAATTGCATTTGCGCTAATTATTTGGTTGAGGTAAATAATGATGGACAACGAACTTTACTGCCCGATGAAGATGACCAGCAATCCGCTTGGGCGGTGCGTATGCGAGAAAGAAAAGTGCGCTTGGTGGAGACAGTCTGGCAACTGTTGTTCCGTCTGGCAGATTGCACTGGAACTGGACAGAATCGAAACGAAGATGAAGAGGTGAGAGTGATGAGACTTGTTGACACAGAGGATGTCATTGATGCATTGGGGAACATGGAAGAAGCCATCGACCTAAGAGAAGCCGAAGAATGGATTGATACGGTTCCAACCGCTATGCAGTTATGGACAAGCGTAAAAGACGCACAACCTAGTGAAAATGGGGTTTATTTTGTTGTTTACGATTTTTGGTATTGGCGCAACTGTATTAGAACAATGAAGTTCAAAGATGGAAAATGGTTTGATGACGGATACCCGGTCAAGTTTTGGATGCCAATTCCTAGAATTCCTAAAGAGGATGAATAATGAACGAACTTAACGAAAAGTACGAAATTATTTACACAGACCCGCCGTGGCCGCAGAAAAAAGGAAACGTCAGAAAATGCAGACCAAATCAAGGAAAAGAACTTGATTATCAAACTCTTTCGCTTGATGATTGCTTTTCCATTCAAGACGTTTTCTTTGAAAACACAGCAGACCGCAACAATGTGTTTATGTGATGCATTGACAAGTTTTTGATGGAAGCGGAACGGCAAATGGCAAAGCGTGGCTACAAGCTCCATGTGAGAATGGTTTGGGATAAAGAAAACGGCGTTGCTCCTGCTTTTACGGTTCGGTTCTCACACGAATATCTTTTGTGGTTCTACAAGCCCGGAAAAATGCTGATGCCAAGAAGAGAAACGAGAGGTAAATACACAACGATACTTCGAGAACCCGCTACATATCACAGCCATAAACCGCAATGCGCCTATAAAATGTTAGAGGATATGTTTCCAACAGATAAAAAGATTGAACTATTTGCAAGAAACCATCGTGATGGATGGGACGCTTTCGGAAACCAAATTGAGGAGGTCTGACACATGGCAACACCCCCGAAGCGTGGTCGTGGTAGACCGCCGCTGACCGAAGCTGAAAAGAAAAAGCGTGAGAAGCGGGCGCAAAAGGCGAAAGAAGAAGCCGCTGCGAAGCGTGAGAAAGAGCGTGAGAAGAAGAAGCAACAGATGCTTAACAAGCGGAAATCTATCCGCTCACAGGTGAGTAAAAAGGTGAAAGAACAGCAAGAGTTGGCTATCGAGAAATCGAAGATGATGAACACAGGCGATTTGCAGTCAAGAATCGGCGATGAAGAAGACAAAAAGGTTGTTGGAATGATTGCCGCAAAGTATTTTGGCGACCTTCCGGGCGTGGACATGAATAACCCCATTGAAGTGCAGCAACGCCTGGACTTCTTCTTTGACGCTTGCATTGAAGCCAGAATCTCCCCTGTGGTGGAATGGATTGCGCTGGTGCTGGGCATCGAATGGCCTAGCCTGAGACAGATTATGACAGGCAAGCGCCGTGAAGACAGTTTGCAGCAGAAGTACATCCTAAAACTGATTCTGCAAATGCAGTCCATGTGGGCATACAACGGTATGTATGGTCAGGAGAATCCGGCAGAGTGGATTTTCCGAGCCAAGAACTACTTTGGTATGCGTGACAACGTGGAAGTTACCGTTGCGCCGCCTGAACAGCCGTTGGGCGATGCCCAGAGCGCAGAACAGCTCGCCCAGAAGTACCAGACGGCTTTGCCGAAGGGGATTGACGTGGAGTACAGAGAGGTAGCGGAAGAACATGACTAATGGCGATTTTATCCGTTCCATGACGGACGAGGGTGAAAAGATTGATTCTTCCTCTGACATAATTTGCCCTCAAAAAAATTGCCCGTGGTGGAATGAATATCAATGTCAATATCACCATTTCTGGGGCAAACATCCAACTTTTCGGTTCAATCGTTGCGAAGCGTATCTTTTTGATGGATGGAGAGGATGGAAAGCTGATGGAAAAGCTGTACAAGATGCTTACGTCATGGACTGATTGGATTAAAGTGAGAAACTTTTAAACTCCATCTCTTGTCACGTTTCGAGAACTTGTTCGAATTTATAAGGAAGCAAAAGCTGGCAATCATCCTGAATTTAATGACGGAGAAGCAAAAATGAATGTCAGAAGGAAAATTGCGTAAAAAGGTTGGATGGGGAGGATGACTAATGCAGACTGACAGAGGAATCTACCACAAGCGAGTATGCGACCGCTGCGGAGCGGTTCTGAGCGGCAGGATGATGAACCCTGACGAATACTTCAAAGACTGGGCGTGGCGCAGGGACACAGGCGACCTGTGCCCGGAGTGCTATGAGGAGTATAAGCAAGTGATCGGGCGGTTCAATGCCAACAGAAGGAGAAAGAGAAGACAGAGATTATGAAAAAGTGCGCTCTTTATAGATGCAAACAGTGTTTTGCAACCATTACGGATGAGGACGATGTAAGAATCAATAAAGACATTGTGGATTGGATGTTAGAAGACGAAATGGGAGAAAGTAAGATTTGGTTTATCGCAAATTTCAAAACAAGCGATAAAGTTCTCATTCATCGTTGCGCCAATAACACTATTGGTGTATGCGAGTTTATAGGATGGAAGGAGATAGAGGAATGAACTTCTACTGCACCACCGAACATTGCTCTTGCATGGGCATCAAGCAGTTTTCTGCTGGCAAGGCTATTCGCTGCACAGCAGAATCCTGTAAGAACAAATCAGAGCCGTCCTGTGGCTCTTGCAAATGGTACGTAGAACCGGAAGGCTCGTGCGTGAACGACCAGTCAGAACACGTTGCAGACTTCGTGTGGGATGAACGTGGATGCGATGAAACGTCAGCAGACCTATAAAGGGCTTATTGGCAAGGGTTGGTACGACCAAAGCGAATTTAGCCACAGATACGCTTGCTGGGCAAACCACCGCAACAACTGGGCTATTCGCAAGGCTGACAACCGCAAGTTGGCAAAGGCAAGATTGAAGCAGATTGAACGCCAGCAAATCAGAAAGGAGCTGGACGAATATGAGCTATGATATTTCACTTTGCGACCCAGTAACGCACAAACCGCTCAAAGCAGATAGTACGCATTTTATCGCTGGCGGTATGCGCGCTATGGGCGGCACGAAAGAACTGTGGCTTAACGTCACCTATAATTACGGTCACTTCTATTATCGACCGGAAGTGTTTGGAGAGGGCGGCATCCGATCAATCTATGGCAAAACAGGAGCAGAAAGCATCCCGATGCTTGAAAAGGCTATTGCCGCTTTGGGTGATGATGTAGACGATAGCGACTACTGGAACGCAACAGAGGGCAACGCCAAACGTGCCTTATACGGTTTGCTTGCGTTTGCAAAGATGCGCCCTGACGGCGTGTGGGATGGAGATTGAAAGGAGAAGAATAGATGCTTAATACAGCATTAAATGTGGCGATAATCATTATTTGTGGTATAGCTGTAATTCTTTTAATCGTTCACGATGTACCCGCAAAGCAAACGTCTATTTGTGACCGATGTAAGAACCTGTATTATAAGCGTTCCCCGAGAGAAAAAGAATATTACAGATATGTTTGCAAAGTGCCGTTCAAAAAGCCTTTCAACATTCCTCCCGAATATTGCGCAAATTTTGAAGAAAGGGATAATAATGGCTAACACGCTCTGGCATCCAGCAAGCGAACCGCCACGAGAACGGACGCAGCCTTTGTTGCTTGCGACTAAGACAACGTGGCGTGATAAAGATGGAAAAATGTTGCAAGGAATTTCGCCAACAGCGTACTTTCTTGGCTGTTACGCAGACGGTCAGTTCTGGGACGAGATAGGCGAGAGATTGCCGAAAGATGTAACGGTGACGCATTGGATGGCGTTTCCGATGGTATAGGAGGGCTTATGGAAAACAATATCGTTATTACGCAGGATATGATTGACTCGTTTACGGCTGCCATGCGAGAAGCGTACAGAGCATACGGAAATGATGAGGAGCGTGTGCATGGCGTGATGGATGGCATTATGTGCGAGACCTTAGATAGGCTTGGCTTTACAGAAGGCGTGGAAATCTTTAACGAAGCACCGAAATGGTATGCGTAAGGAGCAGCAAACATGACGAACAAGAAGTTTGGCATCATCGTTATTGACTTGAGCCTTTTTGATTTCGGGCCGAAGCCGCCTTGTGGGTATATCAAGGCGAAGCATATTCGCCCAGATTACGGCAAAGGCGCATAAGCGAATCACGAGAACGAGAGAGGGGTTTAGAAAGTGAAAAAGCTTAAATTTCCTGAGGATTTCTTTGCATACGACAACCCGGACTGCCCCGATAAGGATATCGAAAAAGCCGTAAACAGGATGAAGAACTGGATGAAGGGTGAGACCTACAAGAGCAACCCTTGGTTCTTTATGGCTGCTGGAAACTATCTGATTGTCGGCCTGATTGCTGAGGATGGGCAGAAAACAATCTACGTTGCACGGCAGTATTATGAGATAGTCAACATTCCGGGCGAAGGATAGCTGCGTGAACCTGACGCTGAGTGCCTGTTTTAAGGAGAATTAAAGATGGAAGAACTTAAGAGATGTCCGTTTTGCGGTGGGAAAGCCGTGTTTTCCATAAAGAAGGATTTTTCAAGAAGCCTTATAAAAGGATACGAATTTAACATCCGATGCAATAAATGTGGTTTCACAAATCCCAATAGAGAGTATCGAATCGAGTTTAGAATGAACGATAGTGGAGAGATTGAAATTATCCACGATGGACGCAAAGACGCTATCGAAGCATGGAACAAACGCTACAAAGAGGATTGAGTATGGACAAAAAACGAGACAGCTTTACATTCCAACGATACTACTTTGAAGCCATCTCCACGCTCAAAAGTAAAGAGAAGCTGGAACTATACGATGCAATCTGTGCATATGTTTTTGAAGGAAAAGACGCAACTTTGAACTCAAAAAAAGCAGAATCTTGTTTCATTTTGATTAAACATCTGCTCGATGAAGAGTGGAAAAGAAGCGATATTGCGTCGAAAGGATGGTCTACACGAAAGTCAGCTCATCCTCATGTCATAAATGAGATGAAGGTCAGCTCATCTATGAGTTCAAAGTCAGATGACAATGAACCCATTGTATCAACTGACAGTCAGACGAACGTCAAGACCTTGCCGGAGAGTGCAGTCAAGAAGAAACCTGACATCTTCTCCGACTTTGCTCATGGCGATAAAGCCCTGCTGGAATCACTGCGAGAGTTCGCACAGATGCGTACAAGAATCAAAAAGCCTATGACAGACCGGGCAAAACAAATGCTCTGCAACAAGCTGGAAAAGTTTGATCGGCATGACTGGAAAGCCATTCTCGACCAGAGCATCTATGCTGGATGGCAAGACATTTACGCATTGAAACAGGATGACCAGTACGAGCAAAGTACGGAGATGGAGTTTCCTAGACTATGACAATGGACGTTCAAACGGTATTTATCGGTGCGCTGATGCTCTGCAAGCCGGGCGTTGTGGATGAAATCATACCAGACCTTGAACTTGACTTGTTCAGACCTGAGCTGAGAGAAGCTTTTGCGGCTGTTCAGGGCTATTGGACGGCTAGGGGCAAGATAGATATAGTCGAGATAAACACGCAGCATCCAGACGTAGCGCAAACGCTCTTGGCGTGTGTACAAACCTGTGAATCAGAGTGTGTACGAATTGACAGGGAGCAGATGCAGCGTTGGGCACAGCTTATCAGAGAACAAGCTGCACTCACTCGTGTGCAAGGTCTGGCATTTCAGATGACCAGCGAGCTTACCGACTATTCTGATCTATCAGACATTTACCAGCAGATGGGCGAGGCAATGAGCCTGAAAACTGAGGAAGAAGATGCGTGGACATACGAGGATGTGCTGAACGACTATGTGCTTCACATGGACGAGAAGCCTGTGTATATCAAGACAGGCCTAGAGCGTCTGGATGAAGCGCTGCACATCTCACCGGGTGATTTCATTATTATCGGCGGCAGACCGTCTGCGGGCAAGACAGCCCTGTCCTTGCAAATAGCAGCAAGCATGGCAAAGCAGAACTACACCGTGTACTATTTCAGCTTGGAAACCAGCAAACGCAAGCTGGGCGCACGTCTGATGGCTAATCAAATACACTGCCCTCTGGACACGGTGAAAAATAAGGCAGTCAGCTTGAATGAGATTGACGGACAGGCAAAGAACATGAAGATGCCCTTATATATCCGCTCCGCTGCCGGAAAGAACGTGGCATGGATGAAGGCTCAGGCTCTCCGTAAAAAGGCTCAGGTCATCTTCGTAGACTATCTTCAACTCATCCATGAAACAGGCGCAAAGGACAGATATGCCGCCATTACAGCTATATCCATTGCCTTACACGAACTGGCACAGACCACAGGAATTGTCGTGGTAGCACTGGCACAGCTCAATCGAAACCCATCCAAGCCCGGAGCAACGCCTACTAACTCAGACTTGCGAGAGAGCGGACAGATTGAACAGGACGCAGATGCAATTATCCTTCTGTCCGGTGATAACCCCGACAAGTACCTGTTCCGGCTGAGTAAGAACAAGGAAGGCGAGATAGGCGACCTTCCCATTACGTTTAACAAGCAGATTCAACGGTTCCAAGAGTATACTTGGATGGATTGAAAGGAGAACGAAAAGATGACGCAGAATCGATACAAAAAGCTGTTAATGTCCATTGGCCTGCAACGCAATGAAGCTGATTTTGCCGTAAGACTTTTTATCGGGGCTCATCGGGGCGATGAAAGACGCCATACAAACATCTTCCAGACGTACGATGGGCTTTGGGAGACATTTCAGTGGGTTATGAGAACACCTGTTGACCAGCTTCCAAAAATCACTCTGTTTGAAGAATGAACGCAATACAACGAACCGCCAAGAGCTGTTCTGTCAACTTATGACAGGATGGCTTTTTCTTGTTTCGCTTAAACACCGAGAGAAAGCCTGTTTTAAGGCGTTTTAGGTGCTGGACGATAACTTTATCGACTTCATCACAAAAACGCGCCACAGACGCTCGTAGGCGGCTCTCCGTTGATGCTGATGGTGTATCTCAAACCAGACCATCTGATTAGACCAATGTAGGAGCGTGGAGAACGGCTTTTCAGGGTCAGACGTGAAAGTTATCGAATCATCCAGAAAAACGCGGCAGACAGGCTCCTGCACGCCTTTCCAGCGATGATAGTAGCCAAATGGGCGAATGCCAACGACTATTTGTCCAATCGCAGGGCTGATTGAAACTAAAAAACGTTTCGACTATTACTTTCGGAAATGGCTTTCAAATTTTTGTCCCCTTTCCCCCTTTGTCCCCTTTCCCCCTTTGTCCCCCTCTTTCCCCTACAACCCCTATTACCCCTTATAATCCCCCTAACACCTTCCGTGCTCCCCCTTTCCCTCCCCGTGTGTTTAGCGCGTCCGCGGGCGTTATATGCGCGAGCGCGCGCGTTGACGGAACCGGGTGTGTTACGATAGTTCAAAAGTGAATAAATAACCCCTACAACCCTCTATTTCCAAAAGCTATACCGTTAGCCAGCAGAGCAGACAGTAGGCGGGAGCTTGCGTGAGGTTCGGACTACTGGATGGTCTACGACTATTCCAGATATGGAAAATTGACTTTATTTTGTATTTGGGTAAATATGTAGAAATGTTGCATAGCTGTATGAGTGGGTGATTACAGATTGAAAGCAACTGGCCAGCAGGAGCAGTTTGCTTTATTACTTAAAGATATTGAGGTGTTTAGCTTGCAACTATTCCTAGCAGAATACTATGAATTGATTAGGATAATAGTATATTACTGGGAATTAAATCGAGCAGGAACGAACCGAATCGGATGATACGACTATTTCAGCAGAATAATAGTTAAAAAGATTGAGTAATTGGCTGCGACTATTATAATAAGTACGATGGTTAAAGATTTTGATGTAATGCTAATGGGATTAAAATTGACAGGTGTCAAGACACATATTGATTTTGGGAGATGTCTGACTACTTAGCGACTATCGCACCTCTCTTTCTCTAAAAGGCAAACGACTATTTCACACAAAAAATACACGACTATTTGACGAAGGTTCGCAAGAAAACGCTACGACTATTACTGTACGACTATCAGTGAACTACTCGTTACTGTACTATATATAGGACTTTCAAAAGCTAGTCGTCTGACGACTTTACGACTATTCCACGACTATTTTATTGGAGAAACTGCGACTATTGGTTACGACTATTCCAGCCGGAACGCTACGACTATTGCTGACCTCTATTGGCTATCGGGCGGAAGCCCGAAAAGAGCTGCGGCGGTAGCCGCCAATGGTTCCGCGCCGCCCGCTGCGCCCACTGCCGCTTGACTGCCCCGCCGGGTGGAGAGTGTAAGCCGGTACGCCCTGACTGCTGACCCGGTGCCAGATCGCAAGCCGCCGGGCGTGGGAAGTATCGAGACCCCGCCGCAGGCACGGTTTGCGGTATGCTGCACTGCCCCCTCCTTATATACCTTATTATAATATGGCGGCTGTGCTGACCTGCACAGCGTCCGGCGTGGCGGTGGTATCTGGTATGTGCTGGAGGTGCTGCGGCGCTGTGATACGCTCCAGCGTGGCGCAGGCAGCGTTATAGCCGCTTGTGTAGGTCTGTTATTTGCTGCGGTAGAATATGGCAAATAGCCGGAAAAGCGCCTGTAAAGCCTTGTGCACTGTTTTATGGCGTGTGCGGTATAACTGCACGTACGGAATAAAGGCCGTTGTAAGCGCTTGTATGTGGCTGTATTGCAGGAGGACAAAAAAGCCCTGCACCCTCAGCGGATGCAAGGCAAAAGAAAAGCCCGGTCATTTCTGACCGGGTGGAATGCTTCTTATTTGGACGCTTTAAACAACGCCGAGAAAAACCAGAAGAAAAACAGGACACAAGATAAAATCACAGCTTGCACCCCCCAACGGCTGCACGCTTGAGCGCAGATGCAAGATAGGTATATTTTTTGGGAGCGTGGACATCATCGGTGTAAACGTACCAGTTTCTAACAGCGTCTTGCCGGACTGCGCAACCGTTGGCAGCCGTGAACGTTACAACGGCATCATGTGCAAGATTTGGCTCTATTTGCCTATACTCTTGCAGAATGTGCGGAACTGTGTTGTTACGGGAAGTATAAGGCAGGCCAACGCCTGCAAAATGTATTTGCATAATCATGTTATAACCTCCTTATACCACGCTAAAACGCTTGTAAGTGGTTTTGCTGCTGCACTCTGCGTATACGTCCGGGTGCAGCGTCTTGAGTAGCTTGCTGTCCAGCCGGACGCTCTGAACGTCCTTGTAAATGGCCTTTGCGGTGCCTTGCGCCATTTCTGGTGCGCCCTGCATCATGGCAATTATATCCGTTCTAATTGCGTCGTTCATCGCTTCTAGTTCTTCTATCAAGCGTTTGTTTTCCCTATACTCGTTTACTCTTTTTTCGAAATCAGACATTTTTTCAGCCCTCCAAAATCCCTTTATTCGTGAATAGCGTTCTAAGGTTGCGTTTTTCGTATTCTCTCCAATTTTCGCCGATTGCAAGCGCTGAGTTTTGCGCCCAAAATGGGACGCCCGCCCGGTCAAGCTGACCGAATAAAAAATGAATCGTTTTGTCAGCCTTGTCTAAAAACCCGATGTCATCCGGGTCTTTTTCCCTGCAATATGAGATTTCAGCCATCCAATATACAAGGGATTCTAATAGACCGTATGCTTTTTTATTTGCTGTGTATGTCATTTTTTAGCCCTCCATCAATTTTCATTGTTCTTTCTCCTTAACTGTTAAAAATAGCGATCATAACCAGCGCGCCGGATATCATGCCGCCGATGTACCAGAGGGCGGCCCACTGGGAAAAGTCCAAAGTAATCATGTTGCAAACCCTCCATTAGTCAAACTCAGGCATTGCCAGAATGATTTTTTTACACCGCTCAACGCTCAAGCGGTAGGGCTTGGAGCGGGTCAAGTTGTCCGCTACAATCTGAGTATATACCATCAATGGCAGCTCAAAGAGCCCGGCACACTTGGGATACAGGCGCACGGCCTGATTTCTGATTTCTGCGTTCAATTCGTCCGATCTAGTCATTTTATTGCACCTCTAAAATCAGCTCCCGGAGTGTTTCAATGCCGGGGATACAATCGTTACACATCATAATATATACGTTTTCCATGCCATTAACGGCGGTTTTGATTGTGTCAGCGTTTCCGCTGCGCTTGGCTGCCAGATACTCGTTGATTGCGTTTTCGACAATCTGCGTTCTATCTATTTTTGTCATTTTTATACCTCCGCGTAACCGTCTGCAATGGCCTGCGTCTTGATAGTGTCCATATCCCGCTTTGCTACAACAGGGACGTTCTTAGATACCCAGTGCTCTGGGACGAGGGAAAAGGTCTTTGCGTTGGTATCGATGCACAGATAATGCGCGGTGCCGTATGCTGTGTTCTTGGTTCGGAATTCTAGTTTCATGGTTTTTGTCCTCCTGTTTTGTAACGGTATTTGGTAGGCGTAACGTATATCTACGTTGTGGTTATAGTATAACGTATATTTACGTTTTTGTCAAGTTGCACACGCAACGCAACAACGTATTTATACGTTTTATTGTTTTGTCCGTTTGGGCGTGCTCTATCGGACACGTTGCGCAGGCAGTCCAGCGCCCCGCACCCTGTCCGATCGTCCCGGCGTGGTCTGCCTTGCATCTGGCACGGCCTGCCCTGCTGTCTGTGCTGTGCAGTCTGCCCGGGTGCGCTGGGGGCTGGGGTCTCCACCGGCGGGGTATACAGCCGCCGCCCTGCCCCGCCCGGTCAGTCCCTCAACCACCGAAAAAATAAAAAAGGCTCAAAAACACCCCCACCCCTATCTCAAACTCCCAAAAATTTCCCGCAAAAATAAAAAGACCCCTACAAAGGGTCTGTGTTCTGTGATATACTTGCCTTACAAGCCTTGAAAGGGAGGAATCTACAATGGCTAAAAGTAAAATGACAACGTGCAAGCACTGTGGCGCAGAGATTGCCGCAAGCGCAAAGGTCTGCCCTCAGTGTGGCGGTAAGAACAAGCCGCCCATCTACAAGCGCTGGTGGTTCATTGCCATCATTGTTCTGATTGTATTGTCTGCTATTGGCGGCTCTGGTAGTAGCTCTGACAGCTCTGCAAGTAGCAGCAAAGCAACATCTAAGGAAAGTGCATCTACTGCTTATTCCGTTGCATCCGTTGCGCCTGAAATCAGCGAGGACGATTACAAGGCAGAGTGCCAGACTGTGGACTATAAGGAGCTGTGCCGTTATCCTGAAAAGTATGAAGGAACTAAGATTGTAGTCAAAGTAAAGGTCTCGCAGATTATTGATGCAAACTTCTCTGGTAGCGAAAAAGCATGGAGAACTTACACTGACAACAGCGGGTATGGCTTCTATGCTGATGACGAGTATTATATGCTGGATAAGCGCGGTGGCGATGCCGTGAAGATTCTGGAAGATGATATTATCAACGTCTATGGCGGGTTCACCGGGCTTGAAAAAATCACCAGAGCATTGACCAGTACTACAGATGAACTGCCCCGCATTGAAGTCAAGTACGCAGACCTCGTAGAGGAATAATCGTATAACATAAGAAAAGCCAGCGGCTAGATGTTCTCTAACCACTGGCTTTTCTTATTGGCTGTTATACGCTTCTACGGATGCTTGCATAGAGTAGACGGAACGTCTCACGGCCTTTCGGGGTTACTCTGGTCTGTACGCCACCGTGCTTGTTCTTCTGGTTGCAGTATTCCTTTACCGCAAACAGACCGTCCCCCTTGCCAGCTTTCGGCAGAATGCCCTTGCTCTTGTCACGGTAGATGTAACCGTCAGAAATAAGCATCTTGATGAACAGGCGTTCAGGAATGCGCAGTTCCTTTGCGGTAGAGCGGAAGTTGGTAGACACGTTCCACGCCACGAGGTCGTCGAAGTAGTCTGCTTTAGGCTGCATCTCTTCGTTCTTCTCGCAGAGCTGCTTGTTCTGCATCTGTAATGCTGCACTCTTTTCCTTTTCGGCCTTCATGTTCTGAATCAGCCCGATCACGAAGCCCGGGTTGGCAATAGCCGTCTCCAACAGGTTGTCGGTCATGTACATCCCATGCTTGCGGATGGACGGCAAGACCTCGTGAGTGACCCAGTGCTTGAACCGCTGTGCGCTTTCCAGCTTGCTGCTGAAAATCAGACTGTACAAGCCGGATTCGTTGATGATGGTCGGATGCTGTTCTCTGCCCATGGGGTCGCAAAACGCTACCCCATCTCCCTGACGCTTATCTTGCTCGTCAACGTGCTTTGCAAGAGCGTCTTTCGTGTTGACGTACCCAAGTGCTGCGGCAATGTCCTTGCCAACAAACCAAGGGTCATCGTCAATGAGCATGACACGGATTTCGCCAAATTCGGCGTTGTTGAAGATTTTGATGTTCTCAGACAAAGAAAGTTGCATTAAAAAGCTCCTTTTCACTTGTGAGAGAAGCGATTTTCTGCTATAATAACGGCGAGAGAATGCTTCTCTCATGGTTTACATGATACGTTCGCTGTGGTCGCCAAACTTTAGCGAGCGTATCATTTTTCGTTTTCATCGGGCATGGGGTACTTCTCAAGGTAGGCATCGCGGACGGCCTGCGACAGCGACACACGGCACTTCTTGCAGTGCTCCACCAGCAGTTCATACTGACGATCAGTGAAGCCAACGGCTACCTGATGGCGGTATGCTTCGATGTAGGGACTTCTTGCCATATTTTCATCTCCTTTCTTTGAGGTGCATTAAGTGTAATCGCAAAATGTAGTAAAGTCAAGCGGAAATAGACCCACGAAACACAACATTTAGTGTTCGTTCATCTTGACAAACCACTTTCTACGTTTTGCACAAAACTCAGCCATTATTTTTGGCTGCTCCGGCTTCGTACCCTGCCCGATAGTTCAGTTCGGACAGCTTGCCCAGAGCTTCTGCGTACTCCCTGTCCTCGCTGGTCGGCTCTTTTCCGTGTGCGAAGGTTTTCAGAAATTCTTCGGTTGTCGTGGGAAAGTTCATGTTTTTTTCTCCTAACTCTTGCGGAGAGCAGCCCTTTTTGGTATAATAGATTCCGAAAAGGGAGACTGCCCCCTTGGTGGTGCAGTACCTTCTTTTTGTAACGGATAAGCTATCAGCTAAACTTTGGTAGGTGGGTGCTGATAGCTTATTTTTTTATGCGTTCTGCAACGTTAAAGATTAGATCAATCCCCATTCTTACAACATCGCTCTTGGTTCCATCCAGAGCATTGGCGCAAAATGTGATTTTTTCGATGTCTTCTTCGCTAAGCCTGAACGAAACCATACGCATAGATTCGTTTTTAGATGGCTCTGCTGCTTTCTGCAACTTCATCACCTCGCTTTGTTGCTGGTGATAGTATATACCAAATGCCGAACGCTTGTCAATATGGAAATTTGAATAAAATATACTTTACAGATTCATAATTGCTCAAAAATAAAGCGTATACACGTTTTCGTGTAAAATGATTAACGTTCTTATACTACTATACTCTGTATTTACAGAGTATAGTATATTTATATATACATAGAACGTAAATTTACGCTTGACGTATAAATACGTTTGTGGTATACTGAAACCAGCAAAAAGAAAGAGGGAGCAAAAAATGAGAGCCGCAGAAATTATTAAAGACATGGTTGTAAATTCTCATCCAAAAATAACTTACAAGGTTCTCGCAAAAAAACTTGGTTATAAAGCAGCAACGAGCGTCACGGATAGGCTGAATCGTGGAGAACTGAGCGCAGAAAAATTTGCACAATTTGCAGATGAACTTGGCTACGAAATTATCATTCGTCCCAAAACCATCAAAAAGGACAAAGAAGATTTTTACCGTTTGGAATACCCCAAAAGAGCAAAGGACGGCGATTCTGAATGAACGTAGCGTATGTTCGTGTATCTACTGTTGAACAGAATGAAGCACGACAGGTGGAAGCGTTGAAGCGGCATAATATTGACCGCTGGTTTATTGAGAAGGTCTCTGGCAAGAATATGGATAGACCGGAGTTGCAGAAGATGCTTAAATCGGTTCAGCCGGGCGATACCGTGTTTATCCACGATTTCAGCCGCCTTGCCCGTAGCACAAAGGACTTGCTTGAAATGGTCGAGACGCTACAAGCTAACGGCGTACACCTTGCAAGTGATAAAGAAAACCTAGATACAGGCACTCCCACCGGTAAATTGATGCTGACGATGATTGCAGCCATCAACGAATTTGAACGACAGAATATGCTCGATCGTCAGCAAGAGGGCATCGAAGTGGCAAAGCAGAAAGGCGTTTATAAAGGCCGCAAGCCCACTGAGTATGACCGCAACCTCTTTGATATTCTGCACGAACAGGTGGAAAAGCGTCTGCTGACCGTCACGGACGCTGCCAAGCAGCTTGGTGTGACCCGCCAGACATGGTATCGGATTGCTGAACAGAACAGGTGAAAGGATTAAGAGCCTATGGATAAGTGGAACAACAGAAACTCGTATGACTGGCTTGCGGGGGCGGTCGTTGGACTGCTTACCGGGTTCTTCATCGTAGCTGTGGTTGCGAGGTGCGTTCTGTGATACTCAGCGATAACATGAAGCATCTGATCGACACGCTGAACACCTATGAACCAGACCTGCCGAATGGCTTCTATTCTGTAAAAGCCCTGCAAGACAAACTGGACTTCACGGCACAGTTCGTTCTTGAATCACTTGCCAACGATGGGTTGATACGCTGGGGCGACACGCAGCACACAGCATTCTGGCTGTTGGAACGTGCAAGGAACTATAAGAAAATCCACAAGCTGGAAAAGATTGAACAGTGGAAAGAACGCGGGATAGGATTTGCTTGCGGCGTTCTTACAAGCGTTGTCGCAGGGTTGATTAGCATTGTACTAGCTGGCGTTTTCAGTTGACATTGTTCGCAACCCAGAATAAAACCGAACGAGAAAGGAAAAGTGACATGAAAACCGTAAAATTGTCAGAGCAGAGCTTGAAACTAATTGAAACGTTGTGCGATTACACCGACAAGCCCGATATCCTCAATGCCATCGCAGACGCCTTGTACTACGATGCGGATGAATTGAAGCGCAGGCTCAACCAGCTTGCAGAAGAAGTCAAATAAACCGCACATTCTATCCGTTAAAACGAATTTTAGCAAACAATCTTCCGAAACAGTATTATAAAAACCGAATATTTGATTTTTGTGCAGTTGTAGGCACTCTTTACATTTTCAGGTAGGGGGTGCCTATTTTTTTATGCAGCCAAAGCAGTGTATCGCCATCATCGACAGCATCAAAGCGTATGCAAAACAGAACCCGACCGAAGCACAGGTCTATGAGGACTGGTTTCAGGCGGTGGTGAACCTTAGAGACGCTTTGCCGCAAGACAAGCGGTTCGATGCCTACAAATACTCTGGTGAGCTGCGCTCTGTCTGTGCAGCCATGATGGGCAAGATGAAAACAGGCGAGGACGTGGCAAAGGTCTATGATATTATCGGCCGGACGTACTTGTTTGAAGCAAAAGATGTGTTCGACAGCTATTGCATCTACCTCGAATGGAACCGTGCGCCGGAGAAGAAGTTCTATCAGCCTAGACGCAGGGTTCTGAAAGTGCTGGCATATGACCTTGAGGACTTGTTTTATAAGCGGATTGACTTCTTGGGAGTTAGCTTGCCCGCTCGCGTAGGAAAATCGACGCTCTGTATATTTTTCATCACATGGCTGATGGGCAACCGACCTGACGTTGCATCGGTTATGAGCGGACATTCCGACAAGCTGACCAATGGCTTCTACGGCGAAGTGCTGTCCATCATCACCGACCCTGTGACCTACAACTGGGGCAAAATCTTCCCTGACGTTCAGCTTGTGGACAAAAGTGCAAAGGATGAAAGTGTTGATCTGAACCGAAAGAAACGCTTCCCCACCCTGACTTGTCGTTCCATTGGCGGTACGTTGACTGGTGCTGTTGAAATCGGCGAGGGCGGCGTTCTGTACAGCGATGACTTGATCGAGGACTTAGAGGAAAGCCTGAATGTTGAGCGCCTGAACAACAAGTACGATGCCTATCTGAACCAGTTGAAAGACCGTAAAAAGCAAGGCGCATTGGAACTGATGGTCGGTACACGTTGGAACGTGCTTGACCCTCTGGGGCGCATCCAGAACCAGTATGCAGACAACCCAAAGTACAGATTCCGGGTGATTCCTGCGGTGGATGAGAACGGACACAGCAACTTCAATTATGACTATGGCGTTGGCTTTGACGATGCCTACTATGCTGATATGAAAGCCAGCATTGATGACGCAACATGGTGGGCAAAGTACATGGGTAAGCCCTATGTGCGTGAAGGACTGCTATTCCCTGCCGATGAACTGCGGTATTTCAACGGTGTTCTGCCTGATGGGGAGCCTGATCGCAAGCTCATGGTCATGGATATTGCATGGGGCGGCGGTGACTTCACGGCCTGTCCTATCGCTTATGTGTACGGAGATGCTGTGTTCATCCCAGACCTTGTGTTCAATAACGGCGATAAGACTGTGACTAGGCCGGAAGTCGTGGGCAAAATCATCCAGCACAAAATCAATGTGGTGCGCGGCGAAGCCAACAACGGCGGTGACGAATATTGTGACGTGGTAGACAGCCAGCTTCGGCAGCAAGGCTATCACTGCTCTGTTCGCAGCCAACGTGCGCCCAGCGGTCAAAGCAAGCTGTCAAGAATCATCCAGTATGCGCCGGACATCAAACGATTCTATTTCCTTGACGAGAAGCACCAGTCGAAAGAGTACAAGGCATTTATGGAACAGGTGACGATGTTCACGCAGCTTGGCAAAGTTCCGCACGATGATGCACCGGACAGTCTGGCACAGCTTGCCGATGAACTGTACAACGGAATCAGCAAAATTGAGCCTGTCAAGAGGCCTTTTTGATTAAAAACACAATATATTGTGTTCGCTGGGTCTATTTATTTGATTTCACCACTTGACAAGGCTTATAATGTACGCAGGAAGTTTTGCAGCTTCCCTTAAAGGAATAGCTTGCACGCGGGGTTTTGTCATTTTACTCGCGTGCGCGTCAACAAGCATATTCCTCCTTTCACCGGTGGAGGTTTTCTCACTCTTTCGCCTTCACCGGGCTTTATATGTTGCGTTTCCAATTGTAAGGGGAATGCCAGTCTGTCTCCCCCACGGCTGGCAAGCAACAGTTCGATTCCGTTACGCAGCACAACCAACTACCTAGCTTTGCATGGCTTTATTCTCCAAAACCTCCACCGCTATTCCCGGCTCTCAATGTAATTTTTAGGCATGATATTGCAAAGAGCAGCGGTTAACCAATCAAGCCGGGTTTCTATGTTGCATTAGCTCAGTCAGGCTAGAGCACCCGGCTCATAACCGGACATACATTGGTTCAAATCCATTATGCAGCACCAAAATTGCAGCTTACCCGTTTATGTCTGTCCAACAACTGAATGTAAAGGCTGCAATGGTTTTCTTCGGGCGAAGAATAGCACGGCTGGAAGTGCGAACAGTTTCCCGGCAGCTTCTGACAGGTCTGTGCTCAACAGCCTGTTTCCAGAAATCCAACGAAAGGAGCACAGATGGTAGCAAAAGTCAGATGCAAGCGTCCTCGAAAAGACGCAAACGGCAATCCGTGTGATTGCGGACGTTATCTTGGCGAAGTGGAAGGCAAGTTCTCCCTTCTGTGCCCTCTTTGCCATTGGATTACAATTGGAGATTCCAACCTTCCAAAAGATACATGGGTCTCCGTACCAAAGTTTAAAAACTGAATAGCTTTTGAAGCGCAGTTGTAAGCGCAGTGAGATAGGCCTTAACAGGTTTGTCTTGCTGCGCTTTTTATTTTGCCGGAAAGGAGGAACACATGGCTGAGTATCAGATAGTTGTTGACGGCTTTTTGAATAATCCACTGACCGGACGCAGACCGATTGAAACGCCGGAGACGGAAATCAATCAAGCAAACGTGCTGAAAGTGGTCATGGGCAAGGCAGAGCCTATTCATCTGCTGAACAAGAACGAGATTCGCTTTCTACACAACTACTACTTGGGTAGCCAGCCTGTCCTCCACCGCACGAAGGAGTACCACGCTGAAATCACCAACCGCATTGTGGAGAACCACGCCAACGAGTGCGTGGGCTTCTACACAGGCTACATGAGCGGCACTCCTTGCTCTTATGTGCGGTCTGAAACGGCAATAGGTGACGGTGAGGAAATCGCCCGCCTGTCCAATGCCTTGCAGTATGAGGGCAAGGATGCACTTGATCGGCGGCTCTGGCAGTGGATGTTGGAATGCGGACAGGGATACCGCATTGTTCTTCCTGACAAGGGGTACAACGGCAACTACCCGGACGAAACACCCCTGCTGGTTGACGTTCCCGACCCGGATATGGCGTATGTGATTTACAACTCCGGCATTGGTCACAAGCCCATTGCCAACGTGCTGCACATCCCGCGCAATTATCAGAATGACCTGAACGACCTGATTTGCGTGTATACGCCAAACCAGTACTTTGAAATCGACAACGGCAAGGTTACAAAGTCCGAGAATCACTCTCTTGGAATGTTGCCGATGGTCGAATACAAGCTGAACCCGGAGCGTATGGGTCTGTTTGAACCTGCAATCCCTGTGCTGGATGCCATCAACGACCTTGAAAGCAACCGTTTGGACGGCGTGGCGCAGTTCATCCAGTCCATCATGGTGTTTACCAACTGCCTTGTGGACAAGGATGCGCTTGACCAAGTGAAGCAACTTGGCGCAATGTGCCTGAAATCCACTTCTGGTCTGCCCACTTCTGTATCGCAGATTGCAAACGAACTTGACCAGCAGCAGAGCCAGACCCTGCTTGATTCCATGCTGAACGTGTACCGCAGTCTGACCGCCATGCCTAGTGCCACTGGCAGCGAGAACGCAACGTCCGACAACGTGGGCGCAGTTATCGTCCGTAACGGATGGAATCACACCGAAGCAAGGGCACAGCAGTACGAGAATATGTTCAAGTACGCTGAACGGCAGAGCCTGTCTGTGATGCTGAAAATCCTGCGTGACACGGCTGGTTCTAAGCTGATGGCAAGTGACATCAACATCAAACTTCCCCGCCGTCAGTACGACAACCAGCAGAGCAAGGTTCAGATTTTTGCACAGATGCTCAGTCAGAGCATTGACCCGCAGTTGGCGTTCACTACGCCCGGTCTGTTCCCCGACCCGCAGGCTGCTTACGAAATGAGCAAACCTTTCCTGATTGCCGCTGGTAAGCTGGGCGAGGACGGGAAAGCACCGAAGCCGCAGGAACAGCCTGAACAGAATGTTACCGGCATAAATGTCGAGAATATGACTGATAAACAGCCAAACAATGCGGATGGAGAAAAAGATAATGCGTGATTTTTGGAAACAGTTGTTTTGCAAACATGATTATACGCTTTCTCGTTGGCATTGGACGCACGGCATCAACGGAAACGAACCACGAGAAATGGAGTGCGAGTATATCTGCACGAAATGCGGGAAATTCAAATGGACACACCCTGACCGAAATTCGGCGCGAGAAAAATCTATTTTGGATAGTGGCATTGAGCCGTACAAAAGAATTTACCCAAAGGAGTAAAGAATCACCCCGAATTTTCGGGCTGATATATTCCGGCAGGGAAGCCGGGATACAAATTTCGCAGCGTTGCAGGGAAGCAACGGTAAAAAAACGCAGGAGGAAATTAACGATATGAAACTTAATGTGTTGCTTGGTGATGCCTACAAAGAGGGCATGACCGCCGATGAAATCATTTCTGCGCTTGAAAAGGTCGCAGATCCTAGTGTAGAGGTCGAGAAACTGCGCAACGCCGTGACGAAAGCCAATGGCGAAGCTGCTGAGTACAAGAAGCAGCTCAAGGCAAAGCGTACCGATGACGAGAACGCCGCACAGGAACAGGCTGACAAGCTGGCAGAGATGCAGAAGCAGATTGAAGCCCTGACCGCCGACAAGGAGAACCTTGTCAAGGAAAAGACCCTTTCATCTTACCGTGAGAAGTTCGTTGCACAGGGTTATGACGCTGAACTTGCCAACAAGGCTGCATCTGCACTGGCTGACGGTGACATGGACAAGGTGTTTAAGTTCCAGTCGGAGTTTATGACTGCCCACGACACCGCATACAAGGCTTCTCTGCTGAAGGATATGCCCACACCTCCGGGTGCGGATGGCAATGGTGACGGCGCAGATAGCGCAGGTGTTTCTTTTGCCAAACGCTTTGCGAAGGAACGCGCAGACGCAAACAAGGCATCGAGTGACGCAATGACTGCTTTCCATTAAGGAGGAAAACATGAAGTACACCAATACTCCGGTATCGGCTCCTGAAAGCACTATTCTGGCTGCTGATACCTACGTTGCCATTCCCTTTACCGTCAAGGAAACCAATGCTGTTCCAGCTGGTTATCCTATGGCAAAGACTGGTCTGAAAGCTGCTGCCACTACTGGCACCAGCGCTACCGATGCGGCTACCGATGCCATTGGCATTCTGCTGCACACTGTTGACCCTGCCGTCAACCCCAATGGCGCACTGCTGATTCAGGGCGTTATTGATGTGGACAAGGCAAAGCTGTCTGGCTTTACCTATTCTGCAAACGATATTGCCGCTCTGAAAAAGGCTGTTCCCGCCGTTTTCTGCCGTACCGATGTTGGCGCAAAGAGCGAGTAAGGAGGACTAAATTATGGCACTGAATCTGAATGAAATCTTCTCCCCTGCTGCGATTGCCGCCTACTGGACGAATGACCCGACCAATGCGCAGCCCTATGCTTCTGATGCTCTGTTCCCTGCCCGTAAGAAGGTCAGCATGGAACTGAAGTGGCTGCGTGGTCACAAGGGCGTTGGCGTTTCGCTGAAGCCTAGCGTGTTCGACACTAAGGCTACGTTCCGTACTCGTCAGGGCATCAAGATGACCGAGACCAGTATGCCGTTCTTCCGTGAGGGCACTCACATTGACGAGGAAGACCGCCGCAAGATTATCTCTGTTCTGGCTACCAATCAGGAGTTTGCGGCAGACGTTATCAATCGTGTCTACGATGATACCGCACAGCTTATTACCGGGGCTCGCATTGTGCCTGAGCGAATGGTGTGGCAGCTTCTGGCTCCTAAGACTGGCAAGCCCGGCATCTCCATCGAATCCAACGGTGTGAGTTACGTCTACGATTACGACCCTGACGGCACTTGGCAGCAGTCCAATTACAAGGCTCTGGCTACCAAGGAGAAGTGGGATGCTCCTACCACCGCAACCCCCATCGCCACGATGACCACTGCCGCAAACACCGTGCTGGCAAACACTGGTGAGATTATCACCGATGCCTACATGAACACCAACACTTTCCACAAGATGATTGCTGCGGATGAAATCAAGAACCGGTTCCTGACGGTTATGAAGACCGCCACCGCTGTGCTGGTTGATTCCGAAGCACGTTCTGTTGTCGAAAGCGCATCTGGCATCCGCATTCACCTGTACGACAAGATGTACAAGCCGGAGGAAACCGCTGCTGCCGAAAAGTATCTGCCTGATGGTTATGTCGTTCTGGCTCCTTCTGGCTCTCTGGGCAATATGTACTATGTTGCCACCTCTGAGGAAGCCGACCTGATGGCTGGCATCTCTAACGCACAGGTTTCCGTTGTGAACACTGGCGTTGCTGTTACCACCGAGCAGACCGTGCATCCTGTCAACACCAACATCTACGTCTCTGAAATCGTCCTGCCGTCCTTTGAGCGCATGGACGCTGTGTACTGCATCAAGGCTTACTAAGGCGAAAGGAGGAAAGCAGCATGGGAGACCAGTATTCCGAAGCGGCAGTCAAGCTGGGGCAATACATCGCCCCTGCACTTGACCGTGAAATCACGGACGAAGACTACCCACTCTTCGACCTGCTGCTTGATTTCGCCAAAGACAAGATATTTGCACAGGGCTACCCTTTCGGCAACAGACCGGAAGAGCTGCCCTCGCAGTATCAGTCGTTGCAGATACGCATTGCAGCGGAACTGTACAACCACATCGGCGCAAACGGACAGACGAGCTATACCAACAATGGTATCACTCGTGTGTGGGAAAGCTCCGATGTGGCGCAGTCCCTGCTAAATGAAGTGGTTCCGAGAGTAGGTGTTATCGGCTGATGTTCAATGGAAGCCCGCTGGATAAACGCCCGCTGTGGTATTCAAACCCAGTTGGCAAGAAAACGCCTGTCGTGGACGAGTGGGGAAACGAGACTGGCGAATCCGCATACGAATCGTGGAGCGACCCCGCAAAGCTGATGCTGAACGTCAGCCCCCCTACTGGTTCTGCGGAAGCAAACCCTTTCGGCGCGTTCACGGATTACAGCTACATTGTCAGCTCGTCTAGCAGGAAGCACAACACACCGCTTTATGAAGGCACACACGTCTGGTTTCAGACAGACGTTTCCAAGCCCTTCAATTACATCGTGGCCAAGGTCGCAGAGCATATTACCGACACGAAGTATGCGCTGAAAGAGGTGGCTGCAAGTGAAAATTAAAGTGAGGTTGAGCGATGCCGGACTTAAACAGGCTGAGGAAGATATTCGCAAATACAAGACCACCCTGAACCAAAAAGCACAATTGTTTGCAAGAGCGCTTGCCGATAAAGGTCTTGCTGTTGCAACAATCCGTTTTGCCAATGCCCAATATGCTGGCAAAAACGATGTTAAGTGCGAAGTTAGCCAAAATGGCACTTCTTGCACCATCCTAGCGGAGGGGCAGGCGGTTGCTCACATTGAGTTCGGCACAGGTGTTATACATCAGGGCTGGGGCGCTGCCGGAACAGTCGGCCCGCTCCCTTTGCCTGATAACATTGGTGAACATGGCACATACGGCAAAGAAAACGGCAAGCACAAGCGCTGGTACTACTACGGTGAATCTGGCAATGCCGGTACGCCTGTCAAGGAAGTAGACGGCAAGGGTCAGCTGAACTACACCAGTGGTAATGATGCAGCTATGGCTATGTGGGGAGCTGTTGAGGAAATGGCTTCTCAGGTCGAAGCAACGTGGAGGGAGGTTTGGAATAGTTGATTGATTATTTCAACTCTATCTACACGGCTGTTGCCAAGGAACTGCGAAAGCAAGTGCCCGGTATCTTAGTCACTAGCGAAATTGATGACCGACCTGTTAAGAGGTTTCCGTGTGTGCAGATAGAGGAAAACAACAATTTGCCTGTACATATTGATTCTGCTGGTCACAGCAAGTACGCTGCTGTTTCCCTGCGCGTGCGGGTCTACTCCAATAAGAACACCGGACGCATTGCAGAAGCACGTTCCATCGTTGGAATCGTGGATTCTGTTCTTGAACCGCTTAAATTTTATCGCAAATCGTTTGCCCCGTTGAATGGGCTGTACAACAATTCCGTCTATCGGATTGATTGCAGCTATGGGGCAACAATCGGAGAGGACGGAATGATTTACCGAAACTAAGGAGGTAAACATTCTATGAGTACTGCTATCTCCGGTCTGAACACTACCCTTTACTGTGGCGAAAGCGCAACCACTTTGACGAAGCTGTGCGACATCAAGGATGTGCCCGACCTGATCTCCGACCCGAACCTTCTGGATGCAACCACCCTGTCTGATGGTATGCAGAAGCAGATTTTTGGCATCGTTCAGGCTGACACCAAAGCCTTTACCGCCAACTACAACAAGACCGACTACGCCGCCGTCAAGGCTGCTGGTTATGACGATACCTCTGAGAGCAACGTGGACAAGTACTACGCCCTGAAGATGCAGGACGGCTCCGGCTTCACTTGGCAGGGTATGCATCAGGTCGGTCTGTCCGGCTTTGGCGTGGATGAGGTCGTGGAAATGACCATCAATTGCATCTTCCACTCTACCCCGAAGTTCAGCGAGAGCCTAACCATTAATGGCGGCTAATCTGCACAAATCGAATCAATCAAACCGAGCAGAACTAAACAACGGATTTGGTTCTGCTCCTATTTATAAAGGAGAGCATTTATATGGCTGCAAAGGTTATCAATTTTCATTCCCCCGATGGCAAGAACACTTATGAGCTGACTTTCACCCGTGAGAGCGCCGAAGCCACTGAGCGCAACGGCTTCCAGATTTACGAGTTCTCCAACGGCATCAACCCTATCAAGAACACTTCTGCCCTGTTCTACGGCGCGTTCATTGCCCGCAACAAGGGCATCAACCGAAAGACGGTCGATGATATGCTTGTGCACACCGAAAACAAGGAAGGTCTGATAGCTGCCCTGATGGAGATGTACGCGAATTCTATCAAGGCGCTGATCGCTACCGATGAAGAGGACAAGACCGCAAAAAACGCAACGTGGGAGATTGTGTAACTTCACAGTCTCAAGAATCGGACGGCAATACAGAGCCATTCTCTGTGTCTAAGCTGTTCCACGATGTAGAAGCCTATTACATCTCCATTGGCATGACCTATGACCAGTTCTGGCGTGACGATGTTTGGCTTGCAAAAGTCTACCGAGACGCGGAAGAACTACGCGCCCACAGAGCCAATGTTGAAGCGTGGAGAAATGGCTTTTACATGAAATCTGCGCTTTCCTCTACGGTTGGCAATATGTTCCGCAAGAAAGGGTCTAGCCCCATCAAGTACATGGATAGACCGATTCCTCTTACCCAGAAAGAGCAGGACGAGTACGAATACCAACGCGCACTGGAAGCGCAAGAACGCATCAAGAGGGCAATGTTCTCTATGATGAATCAGAAGGACGGTGGTAGCAATGGCTGATGTTGATATTACAAGCTTATCCGTAGAAATCTCTGCGGAATCGCAAGGCGCAGAGCTTAACATCGACAAGCTCACTACCGCCATTTCTAATTTGCGGACGAAGGGCAGCGTTGGTAAGGTCTGTACAAGCCTTGATAAGCTGTCTAGTTCCATTTCCGCGCTGAAACAAGCGTCTGCCGGAATTTCCGGTCTGGATAAGGTCACAAACTTCCTGAACGGTATCTCTTCTGTCAACACAACCGCTGGCGTGAGAGGCGTTAACTCTGTTGTAAATGCCATCAAGAAGATTCCAAACGCAGTATCTGCTCTGAACGGCGTGGACTTCTATTCCATGTCCGGTAGCATCACGCAGTTGACGAATGCTCTTGCTCCCCTGTCCATTTTGGACATTTCCGGCTTGAAATCTCTTGGCAGCGCGTTCAAGGCAATTGGTACCGTACCCGACCTGACCGACAAGCTAAAAGTAGCAGACCTTGATTCTTTTGCGGATTCTTGCCAGAAGATATCCACCGCTCTTACTCCCCTTGCATCTCAGCTTGAAAAAGTAGGAAACGCATTTGCAAAGCTACCCCCGCAGTTGAGCAAGGTTGTGACACAGGCTAACCGCGTGACCGCTGCCAACGAACGGCAGAAAAAAAGCTACATGAGCCTTTCCAATCAGCTGAATGGTTTCATGCGGTCTGCGGCAAAGCTGGTTTCGTTAAAAGCTATCGCCACCTATCTTGGAAACGCAGCGGAAAAATTCAACAGCTACTATGAAGCCGCAAACCTGTTCGGCGTGTCCATGAAGGGGCTGACCGGCGAAGCAAGCACGTTCATCAACAAGATGGAGACCCTGCTTGGCATCGACCCCACCGAAGCCATGAACAACATGGCAACGATTCAAGGCCTGACCACCTCGTTTGGCATGGCAAGCGATAAGGCGTATGTGCTTTCGAAAAACCTGACCCAGCTTGGCTACGACCTCGCTTCTTTGAAGAATATCCCGGTTGCGGAATCCTTTACGAAGATTCAGGCAGCTATCTCCGGCGAACTTGAACCGATTCGCCGTCTGGGTGTCGATATTTCTAACGCACGGTTGCAGCAGGAACTGCTTAATCTTGGCTATTCGCAGAGCGTTTCTACCTTGTCTCAGGCTGATAAGGCTGTTTTGCGGTACATTGCCATCATGAAGCAAACCACCGATGCACAGGGAGACTTCGCCCGCACTCTGTCCAGCCCTGCCAATATGATTCGCATTTTGCAGGCACAGCTGAACAGTCTGGCTCGCGCTGTTGGTTCTCTGCTCTACCCCGCCCTGAAATCTATCCTCCCGCCGTTGATCGCTGCTGTTGAGCTGGTCAAAGAACTAATCACCGGAATTGCATCCCTGATGGGCGTGAAGGTAGAGTTCCCGGATTTCAGCAGTGCAAGCGATGCTGTTGGCGGCGTCACGGATGCGATGGACAATACCACCAAAGCGACCGGCAAAGCTGCAAAGGCGTTCAAGAACTACATCATGGGCTTTGATGAGCTGAACGTCATCCAGAAGGACAATGGTTCTTCCGGTGGTTCCGGCTCCGGTGCTGGCGCTGCTGGCAATATCTTGGGCGATGTAGACTTGTCCGGTTACGATATGTTCAAGAACTATGTCGGTTCTTCTGTTGATGAAATCAAGGCAAAACTTGAAAAGTTACTTCCGCTTGTCTCTGGAATTGCAGCTGGTTTTGCAACATGGGCAATTAGCAATGCCGTCCTTACTGCTCTTGAGAAAATCAAAGGTGAAGGGTCTTTGATTGAAGCGGTCTTGAAACTTTGGAAAAACCCGATAATGGCAGCTGCGGTTGCCGTTGGCATTATCGTTGCAAGATTTGTAAGCCTTTATCAGAATAGCGAAAAATTCCGAAAAGGTCTTGAGCGTGTAAGGGCTCTTGTCTACCTCGCAGCAGAAGGATTCAAACAGGGCTGGAACATATCGCTTACCGATGGGAAACTCGGAGAATCCATTGAATACCTGAAAGAATCTCTTTCCAATCTTGGACAATCTATCCTGAATTTGCTCCCTGAAAGCTGGCAGGAAGGAATCACTTCCGCGTTTGATACCATTTCAAAAGTTGTGAAGAACCTCGACCTTGATGTTTGGGATTTAGTTACAACGCTTGCTGGTATCGGACTTATCGTATCCGGTCATCCTGTTGCGGGTCTTGCGGTTATTGGCTTTGAAGCTATTTCCGTAGCCGTTCGCGGGCTTGGAAGTGAAAATCAGAAAACTGCCTTTGGAATGGAAACCGACTGGTTTAATTCCTTCAAGTCTATTGGCGAAAGCGTTGCAAACTTTGCGGCTGCTGCCGTTACCGCGATTGGGAACATCATTAACGATATTGCAATCTTTGTTGGTTGGATTAAAAACGGTGTTTCCGAGACAGACCGTCTGGATTTGCAGATGAACGGCAACTTCATTGAAAACTTTGTAATGGGCATCGCTCAAACAATCCATAACATCGGCGTATTCGTTGGATGGATTATAAAGGGCGTTGATGAATCCGACCGGCTTGCAATTGCGGCGAACGGTAACTTTGCAGAAAAGTTTATTCTTCTGATTGCGGACGTTATAAACGGAATCAAAGAATCCGTGAAGTGGTTCGGAAACCTGATTGAAAAAATCTCTAAGTTCAATCCTGTTAGCGTTGGCAAAAACATCATAGATGGCATCGCAAAAGGCATCGTTGGCAAAAAGACCGTTGCGGATGATGCCGTCAAGGCTGTAACGGACGGAATCAAAGAAGAAGCGCAGACTGAACTTGAAATCCACTCCCCCTCCAAAGTTTTTAAGGGCTACGGTGGTTACATCGTAGAAGGTCTTGCCAACGGTATCTCCGCTGCCAAAGCCCTTGCGGTGAACGCCATCCAGTCCGTGTCTGACGCGGTAAAGACCATCGGCTCTCAGCTGGCAGACGAAAACTACGGTCTGCGCGGTGGCTCTATCAGCCTTTCCGTTGACGCAAGCGGCAAGTCCATGATAGAGACCGCAAACGCGTTAAAACGCACGATGCGCACCACCAATGATAGCTTTGGCGGCTGGTTCAAGAAGATGAAAACCGACCTGAACGATTTCACAGAGGGCATTGACGCTGTGACTAAGGCGGGTAAGGACATCTCCAACGGCTTCAAATCTTCCATTGACGCGCTTACAGCTGCATCAAAGTCCATCCTGAACACGCATGATGGTTTTGTAAGCGCGGTCTCTGATATCCGGTCTTTTGTGAAAAAGAGCGTTGCGGAGATTGAAAACGAGTACCAGTACAACGGCTTCTTCGGTGCTGCCGGTCTTGCCATCCAAAAGGCGTTTGAGGGCGTGTACCTTGTTTTTGACAAGGTTTCCACTGCTATCAAGAACGTATCTGACACCATTGACAGCGTGAAGAACGTCATCACCACCTTTAATGCTTTGAAAACCAAAGTTGGCGAAGTCATTGACCAAGTTCCCGCTTTGAAACAGGCGTATGGTGGGCTGAAATCCTTCTTCGGCGATTTGTTTGACAAAGACAAAGGCATTGGGAAATTTTTCTCTGACAGTTGGGATTCTATTCTGAAAAGCACAAAGCGGTTCTTGAACCAGCTTGGAATTGACTTTTCTGACGCTTGGGAATCTCTCGGCATCAAAAAAGGCGTAAAAACCCTTACGGACTTTATCTTTAAAGCTTTCGATACAAATTGGGGAGACATCCTTAAATCTGGTCTGAATTTTCTTAAACAGTTTGGCTCCAACTTAGGTATCGGCTCTGGAAATGGCTCTGGTGGCAGTTCTGGTTCTGGTAGTGGTTCTAGCTCGGGTGGGGATGCTTTGAAGTGGGGTAAGACCTTGCTCAACGGCGGAATGGCAATATTCAAAGCGTTCACCGGTGACATTCCGGGTGCGATTCTTTCCGCTCTTGGTGCCGTTGGCAACGTTGCTGGTGATATTTTTGGATGGGTCGGAGATGCTTTCGGCGGTGTCGTTGACTGGGTTGGCAATGCCATAGGCGGCGTAGTTGATTTTTTTAAAGGCATTTTCGGCTTTGCAAGTGGCGGTTTCCCAGATGCCGGGCAGCTGTTCATCGCCCGAGAAGCCGGTGCTGAAATGGTCGGCTCTCTGGGCGGTCACACAGCAGTTGCCAACAATGACCAAATCGTTGAGGGCATCCGCGAAGGTGTTGAAGCTGCAATGGAGCGTCAGAATCAGCTTCTGCGCCGACAGAATGAGCTGTTGCAGGCTCTGCTTGAGAAAGAAGGAAACGCAGAGGTCAACGTGTCCAGCTTCTATCAGGCAGTGAACAGAACGAACCAGCGCAACGGCAAAACAATTATCCCGGTAGGTACTTAAAGGAGGGGCATTTATGGAGCTTGACCAGTACAATCCGATTCGGAGCGTGGATGGGCAGTATCTTAAATGCCCCTCTTCTTATCAGTGGCGGTTACAGGACATTTCGGCATCCGATGCCGGACGCACAGAGGACAACAAGATGGACAAGAAGCGTCTTGGACAGTGTGTCAAACTGGAACTGGAATGGAAGTACACCACGATAAAAGAAGCCGCTGCTATCCTGAAAGCGTTCAACCCGGAATACATCAACGTTACCTATCTTGACGCAATGGCTGGCGATTGGAAAACCAGCGAGTTCTACGTTGGCGACCGCGCTGTTCCTATGTATAATTCTCGGATGAATCGCTGGGAAGGGATATCCTTTAACATCATCGAAAGGGCTGCACACTGATGGTCAATGTATCGCAAGATATCATAAAATCCTTCAACGAGGGCAACAAACAGACTGCTCTTATTGAGGTCACCGCTGGCGGTAAGACGTTCACCATCACCGATGCGGATATCATTCAGGGCGGTTTGAAGATTGACCGGTATTGCGTGACCAACAGTAAAATCGAGGTCGGGTCTGCGGTTGCGTCTGAACTGTCCTTGAAACTGCGAAACTATGATGGCAAGTTCAACGATGTTTCCTTCGAGGGCGCTGTTCTGAACGTTAAAATCGGCATCAAGCTTGCCAGCGTCCTTGAGGGCGCAACGCTCGGCAAGGGCATTCTTGGGCGTATGATTCTTGGCTCTGCATCCTCCGATCAAGACGTTGCATACGTTCCCTGCGGTCTGTTCATCGTGGACACGCCGCCCCGCAAGCTGAGCACTATAAGCATCTCCGCACTGGACTACATGGTCTTGTTCGACCATGAAGTGAACGCTTCCGCGCTCTCCTTCCCCATCCATGTTGACGCTCTTATTCAGAAAATCTGCTCCATCTGCAATGTAACGCTTGCAACGGACGTTTCGGTGCTGCCAAACCACTATTTTAGTATCGGCGGTCTGCCGGACACAAACCAGAAGCTGACATACCGCCAGCTCTTGCAATGGTGTGCACAACTTACCGGCACTTGCGCATTCATGGATGGCAGCGGACGGCTTGTGCTGAAATGGTATGAACAGACAGGCGTGACCATTACCGCAAGTGAGCGTTATTCCAGCGATATGTTGGAGAACGATATCACCATTACCGGCTTTACCTGTGACGATGGCAAGGGCAACACATACTTGTCCGGCACAGCAGATTACACGCTTGATCTAAGTGACTGCGGTTTCCTGACCAACGCCTACGAGGGTGTTTTGAAGGAACTGCAAGCTGCACGGGGCGGGTTTGCCTACCGCCCATATAGCGCCACTATTAAGTCTGCACCGTATTTGTTCCCGCTCGACATGATACGTTACAAGGACAAAGACGGCGTTGTGCATGATACCATTGTCACCAACGTTACGCTTGCTTTGAACTGCAACACGGCGATTTCTGGCGCGGGTGAGACTGTCACAAGCTCTTCTTATGCGCAGTCCACAAGCGGTGTCACAAGCCAACAGGCAGCAACTGACAGGGCGAATCTCGAAAAGATAAATCAGACCGCCACGCAGACCAATCAGACCAAGAACGACTTGACGCAGTTCAAGACGCAGTATTCTTCCGATTTTGAAAAGACGCAAGCTGCCATTGAATCCCGCGTTACGAAGGAAACGTACCAAACTGACATGGATGGCGTTTCTACGCGTATCGGTGCAGCAGAAACAAAGATTTCTCAAAACGCTGATGCTATTACTCTGCGCGCAACAAAAGAAGAGCTTTATAGCATGATAACGTTTACTCCTGAAAATGGGTTGGTCATCACTCGTAGTAACTGGGAAGGCAAAGTTCAAATCACCGGTCAAAACGTACAAGTCGTTCGCGGAAACAATAAAGTTATTATAAACGACAATGGCATAGACATAACGGATGGCTATGGAAGCGTTTCTATATACAGCGGTGGCATATCTTTTCATGGCATTCGCAACAGTAAGATTTTTGAATGGCCTTATGAAAAAGATTCTTATGGCAACCCAATAGGCGAATTTACTGCGCAAACAACAAAAATCGATCTTTCGTCCTATTCGTCTGTGCTGCTGGTCTATGACACGCATAAAGACGGAACATGGTTCTCAAATGGCGGCAGCGCTGGCAGGCTTACGGTCATCCTTCCTGTTAATGGGCAGACGTACTCCTATGCGTATCCATGGAATACGGTACACTGGCGAGAGGTAACAGTATCATATAATGGCATCACTTTTGGAAATGGAAATGAGAGAACGTCCGACTATAAAAATAACGTTATAACTGGCGTGATACATTTGGAAGTTCCTATTTCTGATGGTGTTAAGAAAAACGATAAGGTTTGCCGCCCGTTGGAACTATACGGCTTTATGTAAGGAGAACTATGAAACACTTTAAATTCAAGTGCAGGGTCTGCTCTGATGGGCGGCTGTATGCAGGCGGCTGGTGCCACGAAAGCGTTATTCCAAACCCGCTGCCGCCCGATGAGATTTTGTTTGATGACCTGTCAGGGATGACAGAGGGGTTTTATACAGATTATTTGTGGGATGGAAGTAATTTGATATACAGCCCCGTGCCAAAAGTCGAGGAGCCTGTTAATACCGAAACAGAAACGGTTTTTACGCAAACCAATGAAAATGAAGAGGAGGTAACTTATCAATGAGCTATCAAAAGCAAAACTTTGCAAACGGCGAAGTGCTTACCGCTTCGCAGCTGAACCACATCGAGCAGGGCATTGTGGAGGTCGAATCTTCCGTTGAGGACAAAGCCACAAAGGAAGAGCTCAAGAACATAATCGACCCCACCCTCTCCCTCCCCGGTAAGGCTGCGGAGGCAAAGGCTACTGGTGACGCAATCCGGGGCGTAAGGGATGACCTTGCATCAGAGATTTCCCGCGCGGAAACAGCGGAAAAAGCCAACGCTGACAACATCGCGGCTGAGGTCGCCCGCGCACAAGCCGCCGAAAGCGCCCTATCCACTAAAATCACGGAGGAGACGGAGCGGGCAAAGGCGGCAGAACAGGCGAACGCGGACGGAATTGCCGCTGAAGCGTCCCGCGCCAAGGGCGAAGAGCAGCGCTTGGATACCGCCATCACCGCCGAAACCGCTCGCGCGGAACAGGCAGAGCAAGCGCTGGATACGCGCACCACAGCCCTCGAATCCTGCGGCTTTGTTGTAGTAAACGGCAAAGTCTGCATGAAATATGTTAAATCCTGAAAGGAGCAAAACACATGGCTGAAACTATGGTAACCGATCCGGTCTATCTGGATCAGACCGCAAAAGACAACGGCAGAAAGCTTGACCAGATGACCGCCGCCCTGCTGGGTATGTCCAGCTCGCTGGGCGTGATCGCGCGGGCACAGACCGGCGTGGTGGAGGAGATGGACTATAACGGCATCAAGGCCGTAGTGGCCGCCGGTAACGCACCGGCGGTTTTCCCGGTTGGCACGCAGCTGGTCAACACCTACACCGGCAAGGACGGCAAAGCCTACGACTGCCCGTGGGACGTGGTGAAGTCGAACGATATCGCCGAGGGTGAGACCGGCACCACCGCACCCGCAATGGTGCTGCAGATGCACTACGCGTCTCTGGAGGATATCCAGTTTTCTGCATATCAGGCTTTTTATGTGGTGCAAGAATCCGGCCTTGCTGCTGGCACCTACAACGTCAAGATTGGTCTGAACTGGGGCACCAACGTCAAGAACGGCACAAGCTACCAGTTTACCCTGACCAAGAACGCACCCGCAGGCGCACGCCTGACCGGTTTCTACAACGCCCCGGATACCGCACCCACCAACTGGAAGGTGTACGTCTATAAGGATCAGCAGAAGTCCGAACTTCTGGAGACCTGCAACGTCTCTGCCGGTGAAGCTGGTATGAATCTTGGAACCTTCCTTGCTAAGCCAAACGGCAAGCTGAACGGATTGCATCCGGTTGGCTACGGCGACGACAGGTGGTATAAGTCCGCATACCGCCAGTACCTCAACAGCGATGCACCCGCTAAAGAGTGGTGGGCTCCGCAGGACGAGTGGGACATGAAGCCCGATCAGGCGGACACTGTGCCCGGCTTCCTTGCGGGCTTCTCGGATGACTTCAAGAACGCACTGACCCGCGTGAAGGTCGTGACCTACGGCAACACCGTCACCGATGACGGCAGCGCTGTGGTGACCTATGACAAGATTTTCCTGCCCTCGCTGCAGGAGATCTACTGCTCGCCGCAGGTGTCTGGTGAGGGCACCTACTGGCCTTACTGGAAGGAACGCACCGGCGCAAAGACCCCGCAGGCGCTGTGGCAGACCTACCCGCTGCGCATTACCCGCTATCTGGCACAGCGCACTGTGGGCCGCGGTGTGCGGCTGCGCTCTGCGTATCGTGGCAACGGCGGCATTGCCTTCACCGTGAACTCCAGCGGCTCCGTCAGCACCTGGTACGCGATCGACGCGCTTCGCTGCGCCCCGGCTTGCAAAATGACCAATCTTAAATAATCACCGGGCAATCCCTTGCCCGGTGAGAAAGTGAGTGCTATCCCATGGCAATGCGTAAAGACCAGATACCGGACAATAAATTCACGCTGCCGCTTGACGCGCGTGAGCTGGCACTGTATACCAGACAGATCACCAAAAACGCGAAAGTGTTTGACCTCGAAATTGACGCAAGCCTTCCCGGTCAACTGCGCGCTACGGCAGACCGGATATTTTTTGATATCTTCGGAGCAAACGACCTCCGGCTGGACAAGCCGAACGAAAGAGAGGAGCGCTTTAAGCTTCAAAGACAAGCTGTCCGGCTGTGCACCGTCCTTTTGGCGGAGATAGACATGGCGAAAGCCAGCTATCACCTTTCCGGCAAACGGTGCTCTTTCTGGGGCAACACTGTGCGCGATATCCGGCAGCGTTGCCGGGACTGGCACGAGAGTGATGCAAAGCGTGCAAAAGCGCTTTGACATAAAAATGGCTGTAGGCTAATGGGCCGCTATGTGCGGCTGCGCTCTGCGAATCGTGGCAACGGCAACAATGCCTTCAACGTGAACTCCAGCGGCAACGTCAACAACTGGAACGCGATCAACGCGAATCGCTGCGCCCCGGATTGGACGGCAGCACGCCCACAAAAGCCCCTGCATAGCAGAGGCCGGGCAAAAACTGCCGTGCAAGGAGCCGAGTGCCATGTCTGTCCTCTGGCAGACGAACAATATCAGCCGGACGTGGCCACCCTGCGGGGTGTTGACCGCTATCACCCGGCAGATCCTTGCGAGGAGAGCTGAAAAAATCAGTGCAAGAAGAAATAATAATCGGGTTCGATGCCCTGTATAATTCCGAGGGCAAGTGCGCCAAAGGCGTGTGCCGCAAGGCAAGCGTTGGACGGTTTCACCTGTTTCGGATGGACGAGATCCTGAAACTCCAAAAGGAGCTCGCGACAGGTACATACAAGGCACGGCCAACAATCAAAGTTAGAATCACCTATCCCAAGCCCCGCACGGCGGTTGCAAACGGCTTTCGGGATAGGGTATACCAGCGTTCTCTCAACGACAATGCTGTTTATCCAGCAATGACACGGAGCTTCATCCGGCAAAACGCGGCCTGTCAGACTGGCAAAGGTACCGACTGGGCGCGCAAGCAGGTCAAGCTCATGATGGAGCGCGAATACCGGCAGCACGGCGCTGATGGCTATGTGCTGTTGGTAGATATCCGGCACTATTACGACACGATGCCCCATGACGTGGCAAACCGCTGCTTTGAGCGGCATCTGCCGCCAAGTGTGCATAACCGCGTGCGTGAGGTACTGGATCGTCAATATACCGGCGAGGCCGGTTATAATCCGGGCAGCCAGATGGTGCAGCTTGCCGGGATCTCGGTGCCCGACCCCATAGATCACTACATCAAGGAGCGCCTGCGGGCGAAAAAGTACGTCCGTTTTATGGATGATAGCCTCATCATCCACCACGACAAGGCGCAGCTTGAGGAGTGGCGGGAGGCAATCCGCGCCCGGTACGCTGCCGATGGCATGGAGCTGCACCCGACCAAGACCAAGATCGTCAGGCTAAAGGATGGATTCCGTTTTCTAGGTTTCATCTACCGCTTGACCCCGGCGGGCAAGGTCGTTATGACCGTTGACCCGCAGAACGTCAAGGCCGAGCGCAAGCGCCTGTTTCGGCTTGCCCAGCTCATCAAGGCAGGAGAGAAACCGGCATCTGCCCTGTATGAGCAGTATGGATCATGGAAAGCCCATGCCGCTAAAGGCAACTCGCAGCAGCTGCTGCAGCGCATGGATCAATACGTTAAAACTCTGCTGGAGGGGATAACGACATGAAAATTGTTCGCAACACTGGCGGCATCAAGACCGCCGCCGAAAACGAGAACCGGGACGCGGATTTGGCACAGATCGCGTCTATGGTGGACTTCCTGTGCATTCTGGCCGATGTGCCCATTGAGGACGAGGCTGCAGACAAGGAGGGCATGAGCCATGAGTGATAATCACAGCGCGATCTTTGGCAAAGCAAAAGACGAGTATGAGGCGGGCCTCTGGTCTAAGGCCATGCTACGCATCCTTGTGCAGCGCAAGCCCCAGCGCCTGACCGCAGCGGAGTATGAAGAAATCACCGGCGAAAAGTATTAAGGAGCAGAGTATGAGACCTATCATGGACGTTTCCCGCTGGCAGGGCAGCATCGACTGGGACAAGGTCAAGGCAAGCGGTCTTGTCTCCGGTGTGATGCTGCGGGCGCTGGGCAACAGCGTGAAAGACGCGCCCAGCAATCCGTACATCGACCCAACCTTTGAGCGCAACTACCGCGAGTGCCAGCGGCTGGGCATCCCCTGTGGCGTGTACTACTACTGCAAGGCGGTCAACACGGAAGAAGCTGACGCAGAACTTGCCCTGCTGCGCAAGGTGCTGACCGGCAAGACAGTGCAGCTGCCGGTGGCGGTGGACATTGAGGACAAGTATGTGCAAGCTCCGCTGGACAAGCAGACCCTGACGAACATTGCCGCTCATGCGCTGGGCACGGTGGAGCGCTGGGGCTTTTACGCCATGCTATACACCGGGCTGTACTTTGGCCGTGATAACATGTACATGACCGGCGCGGCGCTCAAGCCGTATGACGTGTGGCTTGCAGCCTACCGCAGCAAAAAGCCCGCGCCGGAATGGAAATTCGGGCTGTGGCAGTACACCAGCAAGGGCAAGATTCCCGGTGTTGTGGACGCGATCCCGGGCAAGATTTCCGGCGTGGACTTGTCTGTGCCCTACAAGGACTATGCCAAAATCATTGCAAAGAAGGGTCTGACCCGTCTTCGGGAGGGCAAATGACCGAAAAAGAAGCTTTGCTGTGGGTGCTGGGCATCTTGGGCAGCCTGTGCGCTGCTGCCATCACGATCGACAAGGTGCTGGAAATCATCCATAAGTACATCAAGAAGGCACAGGAGCCGGACAACGCGCAGAACAAGCGGCTGGATGAGCTGGACAAGCGCGTCGGCACCTTGGAACAGGGGCAGCTCCAGCATACACAAGCCCTTGCAAGAGACCTCCGGCGATTTGACGGCATTGACGAAGAAATGCGACTTGTCCTCGTTGGCGTGCAAAACCTTTTGGATGCGCAACTATCCGGCAACAACCGGGAAGGTATGAAAAAAAGCAAGACCGACATTAACAATTATCTGCTGAAAGGAGTAACCGATCATGGAAGCAATCCTTAACACCATTCTCACCCCGCTGCCCGCGTGGCTGGCGCTGGTGCTCATCGTTGTGGGCGCTGTGTCGCTTGTGCTGGGACTTATCCGTCTGGGCTACGGCGCAGCGGTCAAAACGCTGGTGCTTGACCTCATCGATCAGGCAGAGCGAGAAATTCAGGGCACCAAGCGCGGCGCAGAGCGCAAGGCGTGGTGCGTCAAGATGCTGCACCACTATCTGGACAACAGTAAGTGGGGTAAGCTGGTCAGCTGGGCAATTACCGAGGAGACCATGAGCAAGGTCATCCAGTTTTTCTTTGACCGGGCAAGAGCAGCCCTGCAAAAGCAATAAGGAGGATATCATGGCAAGCACTACATACGAGCAGAAACGATTTTGTGAAATCAAGAGATGCGGCAAAATTGACCATCTCGGTAACGTCCCTGTAATGGTGCGCAACGCCGGACAGCTTCCGCAGCCCTTCTGGCTCGGTGCTGCCCGTGGCGGCGGCTCGTGTGGTGCTGCCCGCTGCGCTGCAAGGACTTGACAGACAGAGGATGATCGCCGCCATTAAAAGCGCACCGCTTGGGAGGGTAGACCGTAAGATAGCCTTACTGCGGTACGTTGAGCGGCTTCCGCTGCCGGACATTGCAGCACAGACACATTACAGCCGGACGGCGATAAGCTACCGGCTGAAAGGTATCACAAAAATTTTTGAGTAAAAATCCCCTGCTTTGCCGAAGCCCTGCGTTCCACGCGAGGTACGTTGTAAGCAAAGTGGGGGATTTTTGCTTTATTTAATACAGAACCCCCGGTGATCCGTTTGGAGCATCGGGGGTTTTTATTTTTCAAGCGCTTATGCGGATTTTTCCGTCACAGTCTGATTGATAAAGAAAATCTGCAATTTTGATTGGAAGTTCCTTGCTTTCAACCAATCGCTCTGTTTCGTCATTGTACGATTCAAGAGCGTGTTCTTTTTCGGGAGATGGCATATCGAGAATGTCATCAAGCTTTTTATAGTGCTCTCCGACTTCCGAATCAACAAGTTCTGCAACTTTCGCTCTCAACTTGAAAAAGCCGAAATAGCCCACATCCATTTCACGACCAGTCTTTTTGCATTTGATGGTTACGCCCATTCGTCAATCCTCCAAGAAATCCTCCAACTCAATCTTCCCCTCTGCCGCTGCAACCGCCAGAGCGTACACGAACTGTCCAATTGTCATTCCGTGTCGTCTAGCTTCACGGTTGATGTACTTTCGCTCTTCCTCGCTCATGAGGATGGTAATGCGCTTTGAACGTTTGCCATCGCCGCTTGCAACGCCCTGATGCGATTCCGGCATCGGGATTTTTTTCTTTGTCAGACCAGCTTCGGCTAGTGCGCCGGGAACATCGCCTTGTTCGATAAGACGTTGAACTTCCTTCGCCTGTTTCAGCTTCTTCGGCTTGCTTTCGCTTACTACGGCTTTATTCGGCTGTGTCTCGCTGTCTTTGGCTTGCTTCGGCTTAATACTGCTTAACTGTGCTTCATTAGGCTGTGCATGGCTGTCTGTGGCATCACTGGGCTTAATTGGTGCTTGTTCGGCTTTGTTCGGCTTTGTTTGGCTTACTTCTTCTTCCTTTGGCTCACTTCGGCTTAATGGCTGTTCCGAAAAAACAGGCTGAAAATCAAACCCGCCAAGCAGACCTGAGGATTTTTTGCTGGTTGATTTCACTTTTCTTCCTCCGTTTGGACATGCAAGCCTAAGTCTTTTCCATTCCTAAGCTCTTTATGGCGGTATGTTTCAAATTCTTCGATGTCTGTTCTTCTCATATAATATTTCCAACGTCTCAAAACGCTTACAATAGCATCATAACTTTCCATTTTTATCCCCCTCCACAATCATCTGCGCCAACGCCTTGAAATCCTCTGCGCTGGTGCTCTTTGCTGTGTCACCGCTAAACAGGCTGTGCCGCTCTGCCTGTGCTTTACGAACGCCCATAGACGGTCTAATCTTCACGTCCAGCAGGGTTGTGCCCATGCTCTGTGCAATCACAGGAAGCTGCTCCACAACATCTTTGGACAGATTCTCACGGCTCTTGTACTGGTTCAAGAGCAATCCTTCAATCTTCAAAGTCGGGTTGAAGTATCTGCGAACATCGCCGATGGTCTGCGAAAGCTGGCTCAAACCAGCCAGTGCGTATCGGTCTGCTGTGATGGGAACGATGATGCTGTTGGCGGCGATCAGTGCGTTCACAAGCGCAAGACCCAACTGCGGGGGAGTGTCCAGTACAATGTAATCGTACTGCTCAGACACGCTTTCAAGGGCTTCTCGTAGCCTGAAGTTCTTTCCCATGTCCCGCACAAGCTGCTCGTCAATGTCCTTCAGTGCGCTGTCGGACGGCAGAATATCACCAGCTTCACAGTGCTGGATTCCTTCTTCAACCGTGCCTTGCCGTGTCATCACGTCAAACAGGGTACATACGTCCTCTGTCTGCGCGCCGTAGGTGTCCGTTGCGTTGCACTGGGCATCGCAGTCCACCAGCAGCACCTTCTTGCCAAGCAACTGCAACGCGCCAGCCAAACAGGTGCTTGTTGTGGTTTTTCCCGTGCCGCCCTTCTGATTGGCGACAGCTATTATTTTTGCCATTTTATCACTCTTTCTTTTAATAAAGCGAAGAAGAAAACGCCTTCACTTCATCACCGACCCACAGCACAGGTGTAACCTGCCATTCGGTCACAATTTTATCTTCAAGGTATTTTCCCTGAGAATCAATCCATTTTTTGTTACTTGAATCGTACCATCCAACTTGAATTTTTTCTTTGCCAGAGTTTTTATCTTTTGTTGAGAGAAGGATCCCGTGTGGCCATTCTTCCAGCTCTTTACCGGGCATTGCTTCTTCAACTTTATACCACTTGTCCTTGTCATAGCCTTTCGGAAACATTGGAATCATACTCTTTCTCCTTTCTGCATCATCTGCTCAACGCGCTACGTCTTACTGCTCTTGTAACGCTTCAATGGAATAAAACGCTGGCATATACTTGTCTACGATACCCGCTTTGTCTAAGCTTCTAATCAGATAGCCAACAGGTCTGTCCGGGAACGGCGTTCTGCTCAAAGACAAGATGTCATTGTATGCAGCTTTCACCGTGTCATAAACCGCTTCTCTGCGTCTTGGCAGCTTGATTTCAGGATGCTCTTTCTTCATCCACTTCTCAACTACCTTCGCCACATCAATGCAGTCCTGCTTTTCTAGTTCGTCGCACACAGACCAGTCGAAATCCTCGTATCCGCTTCTGCGGGGCTTTTTGGCAGCTTTTTGAGGTTCGGTCAGCACTTCGTCGTTTGCCTGTGCTTCAATCAACGTCTCAGACGCTTTAATTTTGGGCTTAAACTTGACCGCAACAGCCTTTCGTGCCACAAGGACTGGCTCGTAGGTCACAACAATGTCAGACACAGCATTGATTTCGTCCACCGCAACGTCAAGCACTCGCTTGCGAAGGTTCTTGTAGACATCATAGCTGGCTTCCATCGCTCCGAGCTGCTCCCTCAATTTCTTCAGGCTGATTTCATGCGGTTTGTTGTCCATATTCAACCAATCCCGAAGAATCGAGTAAAGCAGAATGCTGTACTGTGACTTCATCCGTGACGTGTAACGCAGCCGATACCGAACATATCCGCTTTCGGCGATGTCAAAGAAGATAGAGCGCAGGTCAGGGTTGCAGGTGATTGCCACAACGTAAGACCTTGTTTCTGGTACATAGTCCAGTTTTGCCCTCGTGAATAGGACAAAGCTTTCAAATGTTCCTTTCTCCTTGTCAATAGGAATCGAAACCGTATTGCCTAAAAAGTGCTTGATCTGCGGCTCAATCCTTCTTGCATCAAGGCTTTTCAGTCCAAGAAGTTCCCTGTATTCCGCCAAAGTGAACTCTACACGGCTACTATTTGGGTCTCTCGGATTTATTCTTGATAGATAAACCTCCAACAACCGAAGTTCTCCTGCTGTGTAGTCCCTAAACTTCGCCCACACAAGGGACTTGCTTTTCTCGACAAGGTTGTTGTCTGATATTTTTGGCATCTGCTCACTTCCTTTAATGGTCTGAAAACAGTATACCACAAGTAGGGGGACGTGTCAACCATTTTCGTCCCCCATGGCTTGTCTTTTTGTCCCCCATGTCCTCGTCATTTCGTCCCCCGTGACTTGTCAAAACGTCCCCCATGCTTTGTCATTTCGTCCCCCATCTACATATTATATATTAAACAAGAAATAAACAAGAGGTTAAATATCATCGTTAAATAGTCGATGACGATAATTTTCAACAAATTCTTTATTTTTCCATTCCGGTTTGTGGATAACTGAACTTTGCATTTGCTAAATAAGACTGTAGCCGGAGAAAAGCCGTACATCGTTAGCCACATTAAACGTGGACGGATTGTGGATAGGTGTACAAAAAGTGGATGGAAAGGTATACCTAATCTGCACTATGGGGGACAGATTGACAAGCCGACCAATCACAGACAATAGATTTACGACAATTCGTTATTTATTCCGCGCGAATGTTGTCGATTTCCGGTCTATGGGGGACGGATTGACAAGGTAAAGGTATACCTAATCTGCATGAAACGTGTACAAAAAGTGGATAAACGTGTACAAAATGTTCTTCAAAAACTTCGATAATTCGGCAATCAGCCACTTATATTATTGGGATTCACGGTATAAGAATCGTTTGACTTCATGGCAGCTTCCGTTCCAGCATCCTGCGCCTGATAGAGAATCTCCATCTTTGGGGCGGTTCCGTTCGGGTCTGGGTCTGTTCCGGTGGCCTGTGCCATCTCATAGCTACCAGACACCATCCGGCAGACAGCGACCCTGTCCTTTAACGGCGTGTGGAGGTTTGCCAGAATCTCCGTCAACACGCCGATGTGGTCTGAGCCGTGATCTCCGTACCGGATGTATAACAAGGCATCTATCTCATAGGAGGAACACTCCATCATAGCATCTATGAGAATCCGCCGTTTCTCCAAATCGGAAAGGTCATCTTCCAGATGTTCCAGCAGTCCCGGATGAATGCAAGCGTCCATGTATCGAGCCACCGATACGCCGCAGCAGGTGAACCAGCGCATAGCCATCGGAAGGGAAATGGCTGCAAGACCTTGCTCCCAATTGGCGACCGTTCCACGATTCACACCCATTTTTGCCGCCAATTTCTGCTGGCTCAAGCCGGAACACATTCGAGCTATCTCTAATGCTTTGGCTGTTCTCACTAAATATTCATCCATAAATTCTCACCCTTTCAACAAAATCCAGCAAAACTGCCGGATTCGACAAGCCAAAAAATGGAAAAAGCTGCTATGGAGAACCAACAGCAGCCTATGTTATAACTGTATTGTCAAAAAATTCCAAAGAGGAGTGGAACAAAAATGAAAGAAACTGTAATCTGGAACCATGAACGTATGCCGATCATCGACGGAATGCCTGCCAGTGTTCCCGATGGGAAGCCGCACACACCTGAACCGTGGGAGGAAAGCTAATGAAACGAACCGTAGATGCTCTGATTGTCCCATACGCTCGCAGACGGACGCTGGAGCTTGTCCTGAGCCTTTCTGGGTACGATGCTGATAAAGATGCTTACCTCGAAGCAAAAGGCATCCTGGAACGCGCCATAGCCGCCTTAGACGATGGGCGCGACCCGGCAGACAACATCGAACGCATTGACGGACAGCTCGTAGAGCTGTGATTGGAGGAAAGATGGATAGGCGTTGCCCCTTTTGACTTGAACACTCGTGGCTTCCCTGATGTGAAGTAATGGATGTGAAGAAAACGTTCGATTTTTACAAAGTTGTTCAAAAGACATTGACTTAACAACTAGAAGATGTATAATCGTATCAAATGAACATCTGCATTTACCGATCGGGAGGATATGCCACAATGAGTGAACAGGAAAGAGCCAAGATTGACCGATTTATTGCATGGCTGCTGGAACACCCTGAGAAGATTCCGGCGGCAAAAGAAGCAATAACCATTGCATGACAAAACCCCTTGCGCATAAGGCTACCGAAAGCCCGGCGCAAGGGGTTTTATTTGTACCGGGTCAATCCTTACAGACTTTCATCAGTTTTAATAACCGGCTAGAATCGGAATTTACAGTTTCGCTTCCGTGATGCCCATCTTCATACGTCACATAAAATGTGACGCTGGTTTTAGATTTTGCGGATGCTGCACCGTAAACAGCACCGGGCAATCCGGCAATTGAACCGCCAACAGCAGAACGGAGTGCGGCGCTTCCGGCCTTCTTGCTTTCACCAGAGCCTACAATCTTTGCGGACACGGGTGTTTCGTACATTTTTGTTTTAAGCTTTTCTCTTTCAAGAAACATATCATATCCGCGTTTACCTTTTATCAACATCATAGCCCCAATGGCTGCAACGATTAAAAAGGCGGTTGAAGAATACACAAGGAAAATAAATGAAGCAACCAAGAAAAGCGCACCGAAGGCAAATGAAAACCTATCAACCATGTGAGAACTTTTGTCATTCAGCAGTTCTTCTTTGCTAAATTTCTTTTTGCCCACGCCATCACCTCACATAGTTCTGATAAGCTTCATCAAAGCTTCACGCTTTTCTTTCGGCATCTCTACTAGCTTCTGCTCAATCCATTTAATATCCGCGTCAACTTCGCTTTGCGGCTGCTGGGGCGGGTTTTCTTTTTGATTGCCAGTAAGAAGGTAGTCAACCGACACGTTGAAATAAGCTGCAATCTTAGAAAGAACCTCTGTGGACAGGCTTTTGGTTCTTCCGGCTTTCAATTCGGAAAGAAAACTGCGGCGAATCCCAATGTTACTGCAAAGGGTTCCATCTTTAATGCCCTCTTTTTCGCAGAGTGAATGGATGTTGCTGTACAAGTCCGACATAAGAATGCTCCCATATTTGTGCAAGTATACAAATGCACAGAATTTTGTACAAAAGAGTTGACTTGTACAGAAGCCTGTACTATAATACAGACATGGGCAGTACAGAACGCTGTACAATATAAACTCTCTACACCCTTATATTAGTACAGTTTTCCGTACTTGTCAATAGATTTTAGCAAATGGAGGTGGAATTTTGAAAGAAAACTTCCGTTCTGGCTTTGAGCTGGAAGTGAAGATGAAGCTGTTGCAGCGAGGTATGAAGCAAACGGAGCTGATTCAGGCGGTTCAAAGCGATACTGGATTGTTCCTTGATGATTCGTACCTCTACAAGATTCTTCGTGGCGAGCGAAAGCCGGAGAAGATTATCCAGAGCATCTGCAAGATTCTTGAAATCGAGCAGAAGGAGGACTGAACATGGAGCAGATTATCACCTTAAAGGTATACCTTGAGTACCCGGAAGAAGCGCACCACGCCATTGACGAAGCGACAAAGGCCTACGAAGAAAGCAAAAAGCGCTGGGACGCCTTTGAAATCAACGAAGCCAAGAGCAGAGCACGAGACATTTTATACAACCTGTGCAATGAAGGCTACAGTATGATATGGACGGTCACGGATGGCGCTGTCGGCCTGACGATCTGGAAGAGTTTTAAGGAGCCTTGTGTTGGCCAGTGCTATATGCCAAAAGAAAGCCTGTTTGACATCTGGGTCGAAAAGCTAGTTGCGCTGTGCATTGCCACAGGCAAGGAAGTCCCGAAGTTTATCACAAATAAGGCTGGTGAATGCTGGTGATGAAATTTCGTAAAGCTCAAAGCCGCAAACGCAGGCTGAAGCTGGCGATGGCAGCTGGCGTGTCAAGAAACGATGCCAACAAGGTGCTTTGGATGGAGAAATCCATCAACCAGTGCTTTGAACGCCACAATCGGGAAGCCAGACCGAAAGAGGAGATGCAGCGTGAAGATTAAATATTGCGAGCGTTGTGGTCTATTTCTTGGTTTGGTAAACCCTACAAAGAGATATTGCTCGGAGTGCAAGCACAAAATGGACAAGGAACGTGATAAAAAGCGTAAAAAAGGCGCCTACAGAACGAAAACGCAAGAGCTAGAGAAACAAGAAAAAGCGTTTCCGTCTATCGGAGAAGTTCAAGTTCTTGCTGACAAGCTCGGCAAACACTACGGCGAAGTATCACGGATGCTTGCGTCAGGAGAGCTGACCTATGAACGGTAAATACTACCGCCAGCGGGAAATCCGCTGGCACAGCCGGGAAAAAGAACGGCTGGAACGCATCCAACGTAATCGAAGGATGGCAAACGATGAAGAAAGCAATAAGCAACTTCAACAAAAGCAGTCCGTGGCAGAAACGCTGGAAAGAGCGTGAACCTTTAAGACTGAAACATATCAAGAAAGAAAGAGTGAGCAAAAATGAAAAAAATCAAGGTAAGAATCACATTTACTGAAGCAGTTCTCGGCACTTGGCCTAGCAACCAGAACATTGCGCGAGAGTTCATCGCCAGCAAGTCCCCTGATGCAAGCACTATCGAGGACGAAGTTGCCGCTTTGGGCGCTGATGCTGTGGCAGATAAGGGCATGACCGTATTCCCTCGCAACGAGAACGGCGAGCCCATCCTGTATGACTACCAGATCAAAGGCATGTTTAAGGATGCTTGCGGTATGCTGGGTCGTATCGGCGGCAAGACCGAAACCGGAAAAAAGAAAGCCGTCAACGAATCCGGCAAGCTGACAGCCTACAAGAAGGTCATTGATGGGCTGATTTTCGTTCAGCCCCGCATGATTCCCATTCATGTGAACGGTGAGATTACCGAGTGTCAGCGCCCTCTCCGCGCACAGACGGCGCAGGGCGAGCGGGTGAGCCTCGCCAACAGCGAGCAGATTCCCGCTGGTTCGACCTGCGAGTTTGAAATCGTTCTTCTGGACGATTCTCACGAGAAGGTCGTGCGTGAGTGGCTGGACTACGGCGCTCTGCGTGGCATCGGCCAGTGGAGAAACAGCGGCAAAGGCCGCTATACCTACGAAATCCTCAATTAATTGCTATGGCAGGGTGGGGCCGTGCTGCACTCGGCGTGGAACGGCAACGGCATAGTGACAATTGGCTCAGAAATGCTAAGGCAATGCCTGGAGACGAAGCGACTTGAGCGGCAACGGCGATGCGCTGATTTGACGAGACCTGCAAAGGAATGGCGAAGCAAGGCTCAGACGAGCAATGGAATAGCAAGGAAAAGCTGGGAAAAGCAATGGCTATGGATGCAAGGAGTAGCTTTGATAAGCAAAGGCAAGGCGAAACATCGACGTGAGCAGCGGGGGCGTTGAGAGGCGGTGCATCGCAAAGGCTAAGAGATGCAATGAGTGGAATTGATAAGCAAAGGAAAGGCAGCGCAGAACATAGCGAAGGAATTGCATAGACCAGCTATGGCATGGAAAAAATAAACGAAAGGGGATAGAAATGAAAGCACTTGTGGAAATCGCCCTGATCTGGGGCATCGTTCTGGCGTTGATTCTGGCAGCGTTCCTTTTGAACCTGTGGCTGGTGCATCTTGTTGAATTGCTGGTCGGAGCAAAAGGCACATGGGGAATCATCGTGGCAGCCGCCGTAATGGCAACTGGATGGATTTTTAGTTTTGGTAGCAAAAAGGAGAACTAATGAAAACTTTGAAAGGAACAGCATTGTCCATGATCGGTCTTGTCGTGGCAATTGCAGCAGTCGGGTGCGGTGACACGATTCAGGGCTGTCAGACCACCGCGCAGATGTTCGGCTGGGTGATTGTATCTTGCGGTCTGCTGGCAACGGCTATTGTTCTGTGTGCGCTGGCTGTTAGCGCCGAAGAGGAAGAACGCAGTGAACGCGAGCCCCGGAAAATCAATCGTGTTGCACACCACACTAACGAGTGGAGGGATGCTTGATGAAGTGCCCGATGTGCGGTAGTGACAACATTACAACGGTTGACAGCCGGTCTGACCACGACAGTATCGTTCGCAGAAAAAAGTGCCTTGCCTGTAACCACCGGTGGTCTACCATCGAGATTGACAAAGACCAGTGGTACAGTGCGTTGCAAATCAAAGAGGAACGCAAGAGAGGGAGACCAAAAGATGATTAACCTTGACAGATTCGGTGGCGTGACAGAACCGGATGACGGCGTGTACTTTATGACCAACGAGCAGATGGCAGAAGCCAAAGAAGCTGACCGGCTGGCTGAGATTGAGGACTTGCAGTCTGAAATCGACGACAGGGAAGCGGAGCTGAAAGACCTCCGTGCGCAGTTGGCACAACTGATGGCTGGCTGATTTTGTACAGCCATATTAAGCCAAAGTAAGAACAATAAAGCCTAATGAAGCCGAAGAAAGGAAAGAAAATGGGCAAATACAAGAAAGAAATCAAGCACTACGAAAAGTGCAATAAGCCGTTTTCAGTGTTTCCGAACAGCACCGAAACTCTTTGCGCAAACTGCAAAAGGAACAACTTAGAAGAAACGCTCCGCAGAAACGGTTATGCACCGCAGCATATGCTTGTCAGGAGACCTTATGACAGATTCACGGAAGCGTTTGCTGTCGAAGATGCTGCAAGAAGGGCTTCCCGGGACAAAAACACAAGCATTGAGAAAACGTGTCGCGACTGCGGAAAAGCATTCGAAATTTCTCGTTCAGAACGCATTTTCTTTGAATCACATAACATGGCATTGCCTAAGCGTTGCCCGGCTTGCCGTAAAGCGAGAAAAGAAGCGAGGAAGGAGAACAACTGATGGCAGTATTAGTAATGGTCTACGGTCACTCCGGTAGCGGTAAGTCCGCTTCGCTTCGGAACTTTGACCCGGAACAGGTTGCGGTTATTAACGTGCTTGGCAAGCCGCTGCCGTTCCGTAGCAATATGAAGACTTATATCACCAACGACTACGGCAAGATTGATGCTGCAATCCACAGCACCAAGCGTAAGTCCATCGTCATTGACGATGCCACCTACCTTATGACTTGCGAGTTCATGCGGAACGCAAAGGCTGCTGGATACCAGAAGTTTACCGACATGGCGGCCAACTTCAACGCCTTGCTGATGCGGGCAAAGGAGCTGCCGGACGATGTTGTGGTCTACTTTTTCGGGCACAGCGAATGTGGAGAAAACGGTGGAGAAAAATTCAAGACTGTTGGGAAAATGCTAGACGAAAAGGTCTGCGTGGAAGGGTACTTTACCATCGTCCTGAAAACCGTTGTACAGGATGGGCGATACCTGTTCAGCACCCGCAATGATGGGATGGACACCGTGAAAACCCCTCTTGGAATGTTCAACGATGCGCTGATCGAGAACGACCTCGCCGCCGTAGACAAGACCATCCGCGAGTATTACAACATCCCGGTTCAGCCGGATAATAAAGGAGAGTAACAGATGAAGAACATCAACTGGAATGACGTGCAGGAAGCCACCGAGCGCTGTGACCTGCCTGTTGGCGGCTACGTTGCCGGTATCTGCAAGGCAACGGACGAACCCGCAAAGGAGCGTCTGAACATCGAGTGGGAAGTCGTAGAGGGCGAGTTCAAGGGCTACTGGCGTAAGAAGACCGCTTCCCTTATCGAGCGCGGCAAGCTGAATCCGGGCGAATGGGCATGGGGCGGCAAGACCATCAAGAGTTACAAAGAAAAAGCGTTGCCGTTCTTCAAGGGCTTCATCACCGCTGTGGAGCAGTCCAATCCCGGTTACAAGTTTAACAACGATGAAAAGACCCTGCGCGGCAAGCTGGTCGGCGTGGTTCTCCGTGAGGAAGAGTACATGGGCAACGATGGAAACATCAAGACGAAGCTGGTCGTTGACCGCTTTACCAGCGTGGACAAGATTAGTTCCGGCGATTATGAGGTCAGACCGAAGAAAACACTGGCTGGCGGGTCTGGCTCTGCGCCTGACACTGGCGATTTTGCCGTGATTGAGGGCAACGCGGATGATCTGCCGTTCTGAAGGAGGAGATAAAAAATGAGCGTGAAAGGCTATAAGGTTTTCAACCCTGACTGGACGTGTCGCGGTAAACAGTATTCTTGCCCGGGAACCTTTGAAGAATTTGTAAGTCCGTCTGTCTGCAATGTGGGTATGCACTTCTGTAAGAATGCGGCCGACTGTTTTCGTTACTATGATTTTAACCCGAACAACCACGTTGCTGAAGTGATCGCCCACGGCACGGTTGCAGAGGACGATAATAAGTGTGCAACGAACAAGTTGGAAATCGTGCGGGAAATCCCTTGGGCTGAAGTCCTTGAGATCGTGAATACGGGAAAGACTTGCACTGGACGTTGCAACAGCGGCGACTGGAACAGCGGCAACTGGAACAGCGGCGACTGTAACAGCGGCAACCGGAACAGCGGCGACTGGAACAGCGGCAACTGGAACAGCGGCG